CCTAATAATCTTGATTGTGCTTTTTTCATTAAATCTGCTACCTGTTCATCGCTTAATGCTGAGGGCATATCTCTACGCCATACTTGATATTTTTCTTCGTCTGACGCATTTGGGTCTAATAGAGCTTGGCGCATTGGTGTTGCGCGAGGACCTTCTTCGCCTCTAAACTTACTACGTGTTTCTTGTCTTGAGATTACTCTTAATTTAGAGAAACCGAAACTTTGATACACGGGAACACCTTCTTTATTTGGCTTCTCTAAGTACTTGAATGATTCTTTTTGATCCGCGCCTACTACTAATACAACACCCTGATAACCTAACGTTGCTAGTTCTTGCAATGCTTGATTCAAGTTACCTTCTGCTGTAAAGATGTTTTTGTGTTGAGGGAAAACTGTTTGATAGATTGCTAGTTTTTCTTCAGGAAACAATGGATCATCTTTTCCAACTGTCTTACTTACAAAGAAGTATGGGTCAGCTTTCATATCTGCGGCTTGTGTAATCACTGCATCAGCTAGGTACATGTGCCCACTGTGACCCATGCCTCTTCCCCAACCAACTACTGCTAACTTGTTTTTTCCTGTGCGTTTCATAATTTTTTAGGTTTCCAATTCATTTGGTCAATTAATTTTAAGAATTGTCCCGGTACATCATATTGTAAGTTAATCTCAGGGTGTGCTTGTACGTAACCTTCAGGGTTAGTTTGCATGATACCACCATGAAGACCTAAACTTAGTGATTTAATGATTTGCATCTTCTCATTAGAGATTGCTTCAATCGCACCTAATGTTGCCTTCAACCCCTTAGGATCGCTCAATAATAGTTGCGCTTTACCGGGACTTAAATTTGCGTTTGCCCAAGCCGGGAAATCTTTTAATAGCCCACTTGTGCGTAAATGCTTGTTCAAGTATGTGTATAGCTCGGCGCCTGGATTACTAAGTCCCTGCTTAGGTGCCAAGTAATTGTCAATTAACTGTGCGTTTGTTTTAATAAACTGCTCTAGCTTATCTAGACCAGATGTGTTTACACCGGGCATTTCTTCTACATAGGTAGTGCCCTGAACGATTACTTCGGGTGTAGACAACTTACCTGTATTTGCTAAACGACCTTCATCTGAGCTACCGAGTTTGTCAAAGAAACCTGTAGCTGCGACCATCATCTTTGCTTTGCTTATTTGTTTACCTAACTTACTATCAACCGGTACATGGAATGCAGTGATGTTTGGTTTAAAGTCGTATGTCTTTGTGCGAGGATTCAATTGAGGCATAGCACTCTGACCGTCGGGTTTAGTTCCGGGATAGAATAAGATGCCGCCTTCTAAGTATCCTTTTTGCGGACTAACTTTCTCAAAGTATGACCATAGACTAGCAACGTTCTTAGCAAACATTTGACGACCTTCGTCGGCGCCACCACCTGTACCTAGAATAAATTTTACTACATCTTCAGGACTATTAGGTAATGTCGGTGCACCAGTCTTAGTCTGAGTAGCACCACGTGCTAGATATGCCCAAGCATTTTTAGGAATCATTCTAAAGACTCCCTTTTCATCACGACCCCAATATACTACTGGCATGCCGTCCCACTTTAATTCAATTGAATCATAGTTATCAACCATATGACGCATACGTTCGACAACGTGCATAGCACCGTGGCTACCATTGGCAAGTACCATATCTTCGATATGTTGATACTTGCGACCTACTGTGGGTGCCGCTGCTTCGAATAGTATGTCGGATAATTTCATTTTAAGATAGTTAACATGTTTTTAAACCACTCATTAACTTGAGGGGTCGCTGCCTGCCAACTACGGCCTGCTTTTGCTGCATTGAATATTTCATTTCTACGAGCTTCGTCTGGGATGCTTGCTAGAATAGATTCAACACTTCCTAAACTTTTTGCAGTTGCGTTATTACCTAACAACAACTTAGCAATTTCATCTAAGTCAGTTGATAGTAATTCAGCTTTCTTGCCTGCGGCATCTCTTGCATATAAACCTTCATCAGGACTCCACAGCATACGTTGTGATGTTGCAAGAGTATTCATCATCATTTGCTTGTTAACGCCTTTGTAGGGAGAGCCTTGTGGAATTTCATGTCTGTGATATTCTGCAACTTTGGCAGCGTTAGGTACAACCTTGATATCTACTTGATAGAACTTTCCACCTAATGGAATTTTAGAGTGAACTGTGACACCTGCTTGGTAAGTATCAACACCTTGCTTCTTTAAGAAGTCAGCAAGGCTTTTACGTGCAACTTTAGGATCATCTGTTTTAAAGGCTGCAAGTAATACTCGCATATCTGCTAATACATCTAAGTCACCGGACTTAATGACTTCACCAGATTGTGTTCTTCTAGGACTGTATCCGGAACCAATAACAAACAAACGTAAGCCAGTATCAGCTAAGTATTTTTCAGTTTGTTGAACTAATGGCTTTACGACCACTGTTGGGTCTAAATCACTAGTGTCTGGCCAGATATTTCCACCTTCGAACAAATTCATTTTAGTAACTCACTTTAAAGTTTTGAATAACGCCTTGAGTAAAGCCAGTGACTCTAGCTCTCAACCAAACAAAGTTACCATTGATGTTTTGAAAACTAGATGTTGTAGTGTTATTGAAAGCGAAGGTAGCGATATTTACCCAATCGCCGGTTACTAAGTCACTTGGTTCATCTAACAATGATGCTTGCAACGTGACTGTACCTGTAACACTAGTTACATTCCATGACAAGGTTTGTAGGTCTTTGTTTCCTAGATAAAAACTTGCTGCAGGCTGTCTAGTACCAGTGTATATACCATTAACAACTCCTTGAGCGTTAAATGATACTTGTGGAAGCAAGATTAGGGTAGTTGCTTGTGCCATTATGCTCTCACCACTTCAACAACAACTGCGTCACCGACTAATTCTTGTGCTACTTGCTCAAGTGCTTGTTGAATGTCAGAACCAGCGATCCCAGAAACTTCTGATTCGCTGTCCTTGACGATTTTACTGAATTTAATGACGATAACGTCCTCTACAATCTTTGCCATGAAAATACTCCATTAATAGAGTATTTATCATGTCTAGACTATATCAGGTCGTTTCTCTAATTTGTACTTTTTACCCAAGAATTCACCGTACATTAGAGCTAGATAACTCAGATAACTCTCGTCATCATAGTCGATAAAGTGTCCCGAGCTTAGCCAATTATGCCAGTACATCCAACCTTGTGTCTTGTTAGATGTTAACCAGTATGATAAGCCTGGACTTGGTCTAAGTTGCTTGTTGGTTTTTAAGATATTGCTAAACTTTTCGCGGAAGTCGTCCGGAGATTTCTTGCTTCTAAGATAGACACGGTACTTGTGTTTGGGTTCGTTGACAAAGGTTTTAACACCCACATAACCTAAACTCTGAACCTCTGTATAGTCTACTGTCGCATTAGCATGACCGTCAAATGCTGCATGTAGTGCTTGCAAATCGTTGCTAAAGATAGCCGCAGTATTGTGTTCCATTCGAACTGTAACTGACTTATCTTTCTTATGGTCATCTCGGAACTGCAAGATTACTTTGATAGCAGGTAAGTTTTGCTTAACAATATCAACTTCGTCTTTAGCAATTCTGCCCCAGAGTTTGTTATTGCTCAATCGTTCTTCAAATTCTGCAGGGCTATAATAGTAACCTCTACGCAAGCCCTCTACCGTGAACCGAGCACGGTATTGGTACTTGTTGTAGTATAGTTCGTCTCGGTAGTCGAATAAATCGACACCGGGAGTGTTAGTTGCCGACTTTAATAATGCCATCTTCACCAATTTCCGCTGATAGTTTTTGAACTACATCAAAGATGAATTCATCATTCAATCCAATATGAATGTTGATAGTAGCTCCCTTGATTCTTTCGAACAAGATTTTCTTAGACAAGGGAACACGAATCAATTCATCAATCTTACGTGCAAGAGGACGTGCTCCCATTTTCTTATCATAGCCTTTGTCTGCAAGCAATTCAATTACTGGCTCTGACATATTGAGTGTAATGTCATGTGTGTCCAATAGCGATTTCTTCAAATCACTAGTAAACTTAACCACAATCTTCTTAATAGCAAGGGTGTCAAGTTTGTTGAACTTACAAATCAAGTCTAAACGATTACGGAATTCAGGTTTGAAGAATTCTTTCAACGCTTTGTCATCTTCGCCAGTCTTTTCAGTTGCACCGAAGCCAATCATTGACTTTTCACTATCAGCAGAACCTAAGTTACTAGTCAAGATAACAATACAGTTTTTCGCATTGACTTCTTTACCATTTGAACCAGTTACCTTACCTTCATCAAGCAATTGCAAGAAGATGTTAAAGATATCTGGATGAGCTTTTTCAACTTCGTCAAACAACAAGATTGAGTGAGGGTTCTTGCTCAAGTCACTAATCAAACGACCGCCACCTAAATTACCTTCACCGAAGCCAACGTAGCCGGGAGGGGCACCAAGCAATGCTGATACACTGAACTTCTCACCATATTCACTCATGTCGTACTTGACTAGAGGCATATCTAAGTTCTTAGATAACAAACGAGCCAATTCAGTCTTACCTGTACCAGTTGGGCCTAAGAACAAGAAACTTGCCATTGGCTTAGACTGTGTACCGATACCTGCATAAGACACATAGATACGGTCGAGTACTTGGTCAACTGTTTCTGACTGACCAAACAACTTATCTTTCACGTTTGTTTCCAACGCTTGAATACGTTCGTAGCTGTCATCTTTCAACTTGTCTGCTGGCACACCTGCGATACGCTCGACTTGGTCGAAAATCATATCTTTAGTGATGATTGCACCTTTGTTACCAGCAACACGTTGTTTAGCACAAGCTGCATCTAACAAGTCGATTGACTTATCAGGATTTTTACGGTCATGCATGTAACGTGTAGAGCTTTCAACTGCTGCCTCGATAGCTGCCTCGGTGATTTCAACTTCATGGAAGTCGTTCAATCGTTGGCTCAGACCGTTCAAGATGCGAACTGTTGATTCTGCGCTTGGTTCATCTACTGAAACTTTATAGAAGCGGCGCATCAATGCACGATCCTTCTCAAAACTTTCGTAGAATTCTTCCCATGTTGTACTTGCGATGACTTTCAAGTTGCCTTTAGTGATAGCAGGCTTAATCATATTAGCAAAGTCTGGACCTGAGTTATTTGCTGAGCCAGCGCCTTTCATAGTGTGTGCTTCGTCAATGAATAGGATCGCTTTCTTCTTAGCAACCAAGGCTTCCATGATAGCTTTGACTTTTTCTTCAAAGTCACCGCGATATTTACTACCTGCAACGATGTTAGCAACTTCGAGGCTATACAATTCATAGCCTTTTAAGAATTCAGGGATTTCACCAGACACAATCTTCTGGGCAATACCTTCTGCAATAGCAGTCTTACCGACACCAGGGTCACCGACCATTAACACGTTTGACTTGAATCGCTTAGCCAATACGTTAACAATGTCGTCAACTTCTTTACTACGACCAATCATTGGTTCTAGTTTATTGTCACGTGCAAGTGCAGTAAGGTTGATTGTGTATTCTTCTAGAATCTCGTCAGCTTGGTCTTCACTTAGCTTTGACAACACATCTGCGCCTTTGTACGTCTTCTGCCAATAAGGAACAAATTCAGTCTTAACAATACCGTATTTTAAGAAGAAGTAGTGAGCATGACTATTAGTTTCATGGGCAATACTCAAGTATAGGTCAATCGTAGTCACTGTCTTACGACCAGTGAACAATACTTGCGTCACGCCTCGATTCATAACACGCTCAAGTGCGTTAGTTTTGCGTGGCTGAACTTCTTGTCCTTGGTCTACTTTTGCCTTGATGGCATGTAAACTGTCAATATAGTTAGTGACATCTTTGGTCATCATCTCTGTATCGACCCCGAAGCCGTCTAAGCACTTTTTAAACGGGGTATGTGAGATTAATGCAAGAAGCAAATGCTCTACAGTACAGTACTCATGGCTTCGGTCTTTAGAAAGAACAATAGCCTGTTCGATGATTGCTTCAATTTCAGGTGAATGCACAGATTTTCCTTATTGTTTAATTTTTTGAATCGCATCTACAATGCTTGCGTCTATTGTATCAGGCATTACAGCTTTAATCAAGATATATTGGTCACCCATGCCGAAACTTGATGCCATTCCTTCGCCTTGTATGCGCAATTGGCTATCAGGATTCGTGCCCGGTTTAACCGTAACATCAAGAGTTTTTCCCGAAATAGTATTAAATTTAATACTAGTTCCAGTAATCAAGTCTAACACACTAATTGACTCCTGAGATACTAAATCATTCCCATGACGTTCGAATCTCGGATGAGGTTTGATTCTAAATTCAACTATTAGAATTGCATCTTTGATTAGATTGTCATACCTCATTGTCTGCCCATTCTCTACACCCTTAGGAGTAGTAATTTTAGCAGTGTGTAGTGTTGTACCCACTTGTAGTTGTAGAGTTTGTTCTTCACCTGTGTATGCTTGCTCAAGAGTTACCCAAACCATTGTTCGGTAGCTAGGTTGTTGTGGTCGACCATGCGGAGGACGTTGCCCAAACATTCCCCCAAACATATCGTTGATATCGAATCCGTTTACGTTAAAACTAAATCCACCAGGGAATCCTTGATGGAATCCTCCATGTCCAAACGGATTTGGGTTATCATATTCTTGTTTCTTATTTGGGTCGCTTAGTGTTTCATAGGCAGCTTGTACCTTTTGAAATTCAGCAGTATCACCACCCTTGTCCGGGTGATGAATTGCTGCGAGCCTGCGATAGGCTTTTTTAATGTCTTCGGGAGTAGCGTTTTTGGCTACTCCCAATGTTTGATAGTGGTCAGTCATAATATTGAGTGTAGCACAGTTAGTGTGCTAAGTCAATATTTATTAAGCGACTCCGGCTACCTTTTCTTTTGTTCTACCGTATGCTGCGATACCTAGAACTGCACCCATAGCGATATGGTACAATCCAGCGCCTTGCAATGTCAATGGTTGCCATTGACTTGTTACTGAGCCATGTGATAGTGCTTGCAACAATGACCATAGTACCGGGAATAGAACGAAGTCACAAGTACAAGTCAACATGTAAATCCAACCCATCATTGGGCGCATCTTCTTGTTGATCCAATCTGTTGCACCTTGGTCTAGTGCTACTGTAGATTCACCACCTTCGCTCATTGCTCCGCCACCTGATTTTAAAGTGTCTGCTGGGTTGTGTTGTGACATAGTTGCTCCTGATTGAACTGGCGAACTTGATCCGAAACCGGACGTTGCTGCTGGTGTTGTAGTTGCAGAACCAAAGCTACCGGCTGAGCCGAAGCCTCCTGCTGCAGGCGTGCTAGATGTTGCTGTGCTGGCTGTTGCATTTCCAAATCCTCCAAATGAACTTCCCGTTGGGAATGATGATACCGCTGGATCGGATGCCAACGCTTCGTGATGGTCGTCATCAGTTGCGATTGGGTTTTCTGCTCCTGCTTTTTTTGCTAATAATGTTGCCATTTTATAATCCTGCCTTTGCTAAATAATCTCTTAATAATGAATCTGGTTTTTGTTTAGTAACTACTTTGTCGTTGCTCAATCCGGCTACGTTGCGCATTTCACTCAGTTCTTTGTCAACATCCGCTGCTTCAATTTCTTTTTCTGCTTCTTCGCCTGGATGGTCTTCACCGACTTCCATTTCTTTTTTGGCTCTATAATCTTGCGGACTTAAAATGATTACTCGCTTCAATGCCTCGACTTCAACTGGATATTTTTTACCCTCAATGATGATAGCCCATTCTTCAATCAGTTGGCCTGTCAACACTTCTAAGTCTTCTAACATTTCATAGATACGTTCAGGTACTTTAGTTCTACGATTCATTTCAACAAATACTACGAATTTACCTGATGTGATTTCACCCGAGCTTACTTGTGCGTCAAGAATCCAATCATAGCCCTTTTCTAGCCAATCAACTAAATCTTCTGCAGGTTGCTGTCCTTTAACAACGAATGAGCATGTTACGATTTCATCGTCAGAACCCATTTGTGCTTGGTACTCGTCTATACCTAACTCAGGAGTGATTTGACCTTTAAGGTCTAAATAATCCATACCTTCTTTAAGAATACGTGCCATTACATCATACCCCCGCCTTGTGGCATTTGTCCGCCCATTCCCATATCAGGTGGCGTTTGACCCATGCCCATATCTTGCATATCTTCTGCACCGTCTTCTTCACCGGATTCTTGTTTATCCAAGTCGTCATCGTATGCTGAATCTAATTCTTCCAAGTCGATGTCCTTACCTGCTAGTTCAATGGAACCTTCACGGATATCGTTCATCAATTCTTTTGGCATTTCAATCATAACTAACCAAATTTCACGGTCAATCATCTTAGGATAGTGAGTTCCGGGTTGGTAATCACCGAATTCTTCAATTTTAACTGGAACTTTAATCTTTGTTTTCTTGAACTTGATGTTACAACCAACTGTCAATAAACGCTTTGCACCCTTTGGGTTAGGCATTAGTTTTAGTGGGTACATGAATACACAATCAACGGTGTATCGTTTGATGTTAGGACCTGAAACTAGTTCACCTAGCTCCCAGTTCTGAAATGCGTATAAGTCAGCTTCGTCTAATACACGCTCAAAGTCGAGCAAGGTGCTCATAGAGCCGTCGCTAGTGTAGATGCCCTTGATTGTATCAATGATACTAGGGTAGTCGATGCTGTTGAAAAATTCGTCTGAAGGATTGCTCATAGTCTAGTATTTATCATTCTTGCAATGATAACGAGCAATTAAGAAACTTTGGGGTTAGCTTAATATTTATGCTAAAACTTTGCGATAAAAGTACGCTACTTGACGCACATCAATGTCCTTTAAATATTCATATGCTCTCATCAAGCATACCGCTCTACAAAGGAGATAATTTTGAGCAAACGCAAAACAGGTGCTTTACGCAATCAGGAACAGGATACACGCTATACGCAAAATTCTAAGAAAGACAAAAACGGACAAACATTTTATTCAAAAGAATCAAAGACAATTAACTTCGACCAAGCACGTGCGAAATTAGATAAACGACCAATCAATCTAATCCCAAAATCAGTAAACCAAGAGAAATACATTCTAGCATTAACTAACGAGAACACAGACATTGTTGTTGTCGGTGGTCCTGCTGGTACAGGTAAGACTTATCTAGCTATGTTAGCTGCTATCAAAGCACTAAAAGCAGGTGAGACAGACCGTATTATCTTATCTCGCCCCGCAATCGGAGTAGAAGAAGAACAACATGGCTTCTTGCCAGGTGACATCAACGCAAAGATGGAACCATGGACAAGACCGCTAATGGATGTGTTGAGAGAGTATTATACAGCAGCGGAAATCGCCCACATGCTAGAAGAACAGATAGTGGAAATTGCACCCCTAGCATTCTGTCGAGGTCGAAACTTTAAGAACAGCTGGATAATTTTAGATGAAGCTCAAAATGCAACACCTGGTCAACTCAAAATGATTATGACTAGAATCGGCGTTAACAGTAAGATTGTAATTACTGGTGACATTGAACAAGCCGATAGAAAAACAGCCGACAATGGGCTACTAGACTTACAAAATCGATTGGGGAAGGGGGTGATTCCAGGGTTGCAACTATGTAACTTTGAACTGAAAGATGTTCAACGACATAGAATAATTGAGCACGTACTTCGCTTGTACGGTAATTAAAAAAGGGGCTTTAAGCCCCTTTTTTATTCTGTAGCTGGAGCATTCTCTGCTTCTAGCTTTTCGATAATGTCTGCATAAACATTATGAAAGTAGTTTCGTAGTGAAACCCACTCTTGTGTGATAGTCTGTCCTTGAACAATACATTTCACAATCTTAGATTCTTTGAAATCCATAATGATATTTGCGGTTTGAATATCACTGTCACGAACTTTGTTTGATAGTTCAACTTGTTCGTCAATTTGACCGTTTGGTCGTCCGATATATGTAATTAATAGGTATCTCATGCTGTTAGTTCAATCAATGTTGCTGCTAGGTTGATTTCAGGAATCCCCACTAGACTTAAATTTGCTAGACCATTACGAATAATGATAATACTAGCGTCTTTCTTATCTTGCGTCTTGCCCCACAAGTCTAAGTTTGTGTACATCCAACGATATACGTCTTCAATACGACTTGGATACAAACTCAAATACTGCAAAAGTTGCTGACGACCGTCTTGCACCTTACCAGCTTTGAATAGTTGTGATGCTTCTACAAGCAATTCATCTTCACCTGTGCCTTGACTTGCAGGTGGTAACAATTTGCCTGTACTGCTATTTACTTGAAGTTGATTCAAGCACTTACGTAAGTCGGGGTAACACACACCTACATAGCTATCAAGCACATCCAAGTCAAACTCGACACCCTCAGTTACTAGAACTGTGGCTGCACGAATAGTGTATTGTTCTTTATCTGGCTTAGCGATGTGAAACTTATGGCAACGACTCTCACGCAACGCAGGGATAACACGATGCTCGTAGTTACAAGTTAAGATAAAACGTGCAGTGCTAGAGTATGCTTCCATATCGTTACGCAATGCAGCTTGACCTGCGGGACTTAGATAGTCAGCCTCGTCAAGTAAAACAATCTTGAACTTACCGAAGGGCATAGTCTCAACAAAGCCTGCAATCTTAGAACGGACAACGTCAACACTGTTCTCACGTGATGCGTTAATTTCCATCACATCATAATCATCTACGCCAAGTTCTTTAATAAGAACTTTAGCAAGAGTAGTCTTACCGGTACCCGGGTCACCTGACAATAACAAGTGGGGAATCTCACCTTGTTTAATCCAACCCTCTACTTGTTCCTTCTGACGTTCATCAACGAACACATAGTCGGATACGTTATTAGGACGATACTTCTCTACCCACAAATTGTTTTTCATCGCTTCAATGCTTCCAATGTCATAATTTTACTAAGTGCATCACCCAAATCAGCATCACTTGGGATTAAGTGAAGTGCTTGAGTGTTACGGTCTGTTTTCTCATCGTAATAAGAGTACTCTACAATGTGTCCACCTGTTGCTGGATACAATCTAAAGACTAGTGGAGACTGATTCAAGTTAACATGATGCCCGTCAGACGACATATCAGCTTTTGCAAGCCCAACTCTCAATTTAGGACCTCTAGGTCTAGCAACCATACCTGCTTGATTAGAGAAGGTAATTTCTTCACGATCCTTTGCCTCAACTTTTTGTAGACCGTTGTATAACCAATTAAAAAACCATTTCATCCTGATACCTTATCACTAAAAGTTTCGTCATTCATTAATTCATCACTAACCATGAGTATATCATTATTATCAACACGGCGTATAGTTTTGGTGCCCGTTTCGTCTTCGATTTCAATACCGCGTGACCAACGTCCGTGACTGACTAGAATGTATTGTCCTTCTTTCAAGTCACCTTTGTACTCTGCACCCACTTTGTAAATCTGACACCAACGTGGACGAATGCCTTCGCTTCTACGATTATCATTTGGAATGATGATACCACCTTGAGTAATACGTTCTTCAAAGTTCATGCTATTCACAAAGATATGGTCACGGATAGGTTTGAACTGTGACTTATTGAACTTATGCGGTTCAAATGCTAGTTTGCTCACTTTTTAACTTCCTCGTCATCTGCATCATCAAACAATTCTGCTTCTTCGTTAGACAATTCAATTGGTTCCGGTGTCTCATCGACTTCAATAGTAGGCTTGGGTGCTACTTGTTGAGGGGCTTGAGTCTGATGTCCGGGCGTAACTGTGTTGCGATAGACGTTTTTTACTCGGTTCGTATTATCTCTAACAACATTATTGTTGTTGTCCAATATGTCACCTCGAGCATTGACGTTCATATTTCCCACAGCTCGAACTTTTTCGTTCCTCGCTGCGAGAGTTGCCATATCAATTGTTCTACCTTGTGCGGTTCTTTGTCCTGCCATTTTGTTCTCCTATTTTAAAAACTCGTCAATCGACAAGTCGTAATGCAAGCTATTTATACGGTGTACCCCTATTAGATACAATACGTAGCTTGACACACTACTACCACGACCTACTCCCCAAACAATATTATTCTTACGCATTGTATCAACTAGATACTTGCAATAACATAGTAACGGGAATAACTCTTTTTCCTGATACAGTATTAGTTCTTGACCAACTCTCTGTAATTCAAAATCTTCTTTGCACTTCCCCAGTACCCACTGAGCGATATCTAACGTTCGATACTCATTTGGCATATACCAATTGTCCTGAGATTCAGCGTCATACTGAGCAGTAGATATATCGGACAGTAAGTTAGCAACTATACTAGGAGCATTTTCAAGTTCAAGCACCGATGGTAAAGTAATTGCGGAATCAACTAACGCATTTTTTATAATTACATCAGGGTTTTTTAGGTAGGCATCACACAGGTCATTTTCTGTGAGAACTTGCCTACTAAACTTATCGGTGTGCATAGATTGATTATAACAATCTTACAACAAAAAAGCAAATCTTATTTGTCCGTTTTCTCGAAGGTAGCAAAAACTACCTCACTTGCTGTTGTCTTTTTGGGTGTGCTTTCCCAAGCAAGGTCAAATTCTTCCCAATCTAACACTGCTTTTGATAGTTTTACCACTTTTTTGTTTTTGGGCTTGATACTATTGATAGTGGGAGCAACGTCATGCCACCAACCTTTAAGCAAAAAGGGTCCACTATTATCTTCAATAGAGTAGAAGCAAATAACACCATCACTCATGCGGCTAGTAATTGAAATATCAGTTGCAACTAGTCTACCTTCTGCGATTGAATTCATCTTATGCAAAAGCATGATACCTATGATTTGGTCATATGGTTGTTCAGGTAGAGTGCATACCTTCAGCCCAATTTGAGAAAACTTCTCAATGGCGTCTAGTTCATCTTCAGGTACAAATATGCTATTCTGTAAACAGTATTCCAAATAGAACTTGATTCGTTCTAGTGCAATATTTTGTTCCTCAATCGATTCAGTATCAATGTTAAAGGTAACATCAAACTCATATTGATTGACAATGAATTCATTTTCAAAATGAACACACGCTAACAAATCGAAACCGCGTTGTACTCTTGCTGACATAATTAACCTTTTGACGAAATGTTGATTGAGTTTTGTACATTTTGCTTTTTGTACAGTGCATCTAACCGTGCGGCTATCTCAACTTGGTAGCTTTCGATAACCATTCGAATTTGGGTGATTAGTGGGGTGTTTCCGGTTCTGAATGCGAAATTCAGTTTACCGTTTAAATCGGTAACCGTTTTTTGTAAATCTTCTAAAGACTTACTATCTAGGTCTGATACGAAGGGATGTTGCATGAAGATATTTAATACATCTTCATGCTATCAAATTAAAATGTTGATAATGTAGTACGTTTCCAAATAGCAGTCGAGCCATCATATGTTCCGGTACAGATATAGAAATATGTACCATCTGTGCAAATGTGTCCCAATCTGTCGCCTTGCAAGCCTGTACGAGAAGGCTGACGGACTTCGATAGTACTAGCAGTTGTGCTACGATTTGTGGGCATAACGTCAATCGTTGTTCCGCAATCTACTGAGGTAACTGTTAGATTAATCTCAGATACTCCATTGGGGATAGTGAATCCATTTGTATACTGAAAGGGCTGACTGTCTTCCGGTACGTGAGGGTATCCGTTCGAAACGTAATTCTCTAGAATGCGAATCGACTTGCTTGGACCTGCTGTGATAACTCCCTGTGAGTCTACCGAAGTAGTTGGGAAAATAACATTAGCTGTAGCTGCCGAAGCATCAATTTTTAAACGTAGCTTAACTTGTGCCTCTGTTCCTGCAGGCGCCCATTTGCTAAAATCAAACTGCACGTCACCTGTAACGGTTCCGTACTGTACATCACCTTTTGTAGTGTCGATAACAATTTGCCCAGTTAAGTTGCTTCCGATGTTGAATGTGCTCGCTCTGAACGTTTTAGTAACAGCATTACTGATAATAGTGTTTGCCATATCATTGTTTAATGCTGCGCCGGTCAATGCTGACTTTACTACAACTTTAGATTGCAAGTCGTTTAACTCAGATTTAGTGGTATCTAGCGCCAACTTAATGTTTGAAAAGTTGTCTCTGAAGCCTTGAGTACTGTTGTTGACACCAGGTGTTGGGAAAGTGGTGCTGATTGAATTTGTGTTAATATTGCTCATGTGTTTGTTCCGATTACATATTTATATGCTTATATCTTGGGTAAAATTGTTTCTCTGTTGAATAGAACAACATCATCATATTGTTCCAACGATTCTGGTGCAGGAGAAGCACTAGGTAAATTACCCCAGACTGGTCTAGTCAGTGTAGTGTTCCAGTTGAACGTAGCACTTCTGTCTACGATGAATCTGTCTATTTCAAAATCAATATCACTAAGTTCGAATGCCCAATAATTTTCAATATTAGACCTGACTGTCTCGGACTTTCCCGGTAACGTGTAGCATAGAACCCAAGCCTCAACATATCCCAAAGTGTTACCATCATGTTGCTGACTAGTCATCCATTTTGGAAGTAAACTTTGGTCATAGTCATATTCTAAGTTTTGTTCGATTTCTTTGCGCATGTTCTCTAAACTCACTGGGTTTAGTAATTTTACATAACCCGGTGAGAAACTAGTGTGAGCTCCAGTAGACGATGTGAACTTATCTGTTCTACTATCATACCAATCACCGTAACGTAGACCAATATCTTGCGGCCATGCAATACTCATAGGAACGCTTTGACCTTCAGCATTAGTTGCCGGATCAATAAGCGGAGCATATACTACTTCATATAAAACATTGTTGTTCTCATCTCTTGCAATAGCAGTTCTTAGTCTATCAAAGATGAATTTTTGACGATAGTGATTGTTGGGTATTGCGTTGAGGTATGATAGTGTGCTAGTTGCTACCACTCCATATTGGTGAACGATTCTAACATCAGCAGCCTTACCAAAATAAGGATCATTAGGTCTATACAAATACTCAGCAGGAATCAATGACTCGCTATTCAATAGTGATTTGATTATCTGTCTTCCTAATATGTTAGGGGCAGCTTTAAAATATAAAGTTTCTACTGGGCTTTCGAATCGTTGAAGAATATTCAACGTGAATGTTTGCACATTGCTAATCAGTGCATAACCAGACGAGTTTGCAGTTACTTCAAACGTAAAGGTAGAGACGTAATTCTTATCTCTGATAGTCTTTTCAGGTTGGAAGGGGAATCTACCAACTAACTCACCTGATTGTGTTAACGAGATATTAGGTGGGAGTTTGCCTCCAGTGACTGCATAAGAAAGAGGGGTAGGTGACACCGCTTCTAATTTGATGTCACATATAGTACCGTTATTATATGTGCCTAGATTCTTAGGGGATTTCCAAACAATTTCTTTCTCGTCATTATTTCTAATGTCAATAAAGAATGTTTCAGCATCACTTCTAAAAGAAGGATCTGCTGTTTTGAAAACAACGACAGATATCTCAAAACGTTCTATAGTACCCTCAGTAACTTCAGGTACGCCGGAGATCCAACCTGTAGTGGTATCTCCTAGTAAGCCCTTCGGTAAAGAAGAAAAGTTATACTCAATCTGGTCTCTATCAAAGTCATAACCCATTACCTTGAAAGAAAAATACTTTCCAGAGTCAATGATAGGTAAAGTATTACTAACTAATGTATAGTACCCTAAGAATGGATCAGACTTGTCTAATGGCAATTGTAACGGCTTGCTGTTCAATATCGCAGGGCTTCGCTTAACTGCAATTGATGTTAGTTGTTTATTTGTAATCTTAATAGAATACGGTTTTGAATCAGAACCCAAGTCAGAAGACGCAGTGATACTAAAAGAGAATTCACGTTCAGTAGGAGAACCATCTAGTAACACAGGTGGCTTTGCCCAACCAGATATAGAACCATCAACACTCAAAAATAATCCAGGAGGAAGTTTCCCAGCAGAAATTCTAAAAAATACTTTGTTTGTTGTAACTGGATTAATCAACGGTATCTGATAGAATACATATTCACTATCTTGAATATCGAATAGTTTGGTATTAGGAGCTGACAACTGTACACCGACATATGCTGAAATAGTAATTGAAAAGGTTCCATCCTTGATGTTACCATATTCATCTGTCACACGTACTGTAAATGTGTGTAGCTTTGAGATTCCGGCGTTGGTTAACGTACCTGAAATTCTACCATCGGATGATAACGAGATATCACCCTCAGGTAAAGAACCGTTAAGTAAAGAATATGTCAGTGAATTAGCGATGCCGGTTGGTGTGGCTTCCAACTTTATGTTTAATGGAATATTAGAAGGATGAAACCCTAGATTCCCCGGCAACGTTTTCCAAGATGGTTGAGACATGATTACCCTTGGTGTTGTAGCAAGTCTAATACTAAGTGGTAGTGATGTTGTCTATCTTCTAACCCAATTGTTCCGCCGTTGATTCTCTTTGTCAATGTAACAAAGTCATCACTGTCGCAGTATTGATTTAAGTTGTTATTATCCCAGAACCAACCAGCTGAACTTACTGCACCCTGAGGTGTTTCTAGATAAGCTACTGTTTCTTCGATACTGATACCTAAGTCTGCGGCAAACTTTGTGTAGTTAGCACGACCGGTTAATTGAATAAGCCCTCTGCCACAGAAACGAAAACCATCACCTGATCCTTCGTCACCATTAGCCATACGATTAGCGTAAACACGATTAGCAATTTTTTCAGGTTTTCTTTCATACTCTTTTGCTATCCCTTCATTAGGAAAATACTTTTTAAATGTAGTCATTAAACCTTTTGCACCGTAACTCAAATTCTCTTTCACGAAATTGAAGCCACCTGACTCATGTGCAACTTGTGCTAAAAATCCTGCCACTCTGCGAGGATTGTCGTACATGTCATAGTATTCTGCTACTTCATGTAATGGTTCTGCATATAATGCTAGAACGCTCTCTTTTGTTTTTGGGCATAAAGCCTTCAATAGTTCTAATGTTACTTTCATTTTTTGTTTCCTTTATGCGTAAATGCTTGTTAATGAATACCACTGAGTTGTTGAGGTAGAGTATAATACTAACTTACCGTCAACTCCTATTGTGACTGATGCACCTGCTAAGTTTTTGTCAATGAGTGACCCTGTAGGAGGGAAGACTTTTATTGGACTTGTTGATGCGTTGATAATCACAATGTTTAAACCGGCTACTGTCGCAGGTAATCTAACTGAGTCTGCTGAACTTGCTGTAGCTGAGGTTACTACGTTAAATTCTTTAGTAAGTACAAACGCAGAACCTATAGAAGTACCTGTTGCAGAGATTCCAGCATCCACACTGTGTATGAAGAATCCTGATGCTGATAGATTGCCACCAGATATTGATGTTGCACCAGAGATGCCGCCACTTAGTGTAAGTGATGTTAGTGTGCCAAGTGAAGTAATAGTTGGTTGTGAAGAAGCAGAGACAGTCCCTGCAGTTATAGCTGTGTCAGCATCAGTTGCACTAGCTACTTTACTTACGTTTGCACCATTGATGCTTTCTAAATTCGCACCATTACCTTGAAACAATGTACCTACGACCGTTCCTAATGATGCATTACCACCACTGATATAACCGTTAGAATAAATCGTTGCTCCACCTGTCTTTAAGTTTCCACCTGTGATATTACCGGTAGCAGAAATGAGACCAGTAGTCCCAATGTTTCCTAAGTTTGCGTTAGATGTTACATTCAGTGTACCTGCCGTAGATAAGTTACCAGCAGTTGCGGTACCTGTCACTGATAGTAGGCCTGCTGCATTGATGTTAGCCATATTGCTATCACCTGCACGTAGAATTCCAGTTATGTTTAGATTACCACCATTGACATTTCCAACTACATTTAATCCTGTTCCCGCACTAATGACCGTACCTGCGACAGACATAGATCCTATTGCAGAACTATTAAAAGTAACTTCTGTATTAGAACATGTTAGAACGGTGACACCTGATGCTGAAGTGTTGTACCCGGTTGGAGTAACTCCCTGAACAACAATAGTTTGCCCAACTGCGAAAGGAGGGAACGTTTGTGTAGGGAACGCAATTGTTGCTATCATACCGTCACCGGATGTAGCAGTAATCGATAAGTTCGCCCCAATTGATAATGTGTTAGCCATCTTAGCGCCAGCAGCCATATTCATGATGCCAGCAGCAGTGACGTTGCCTAATGAAGAATTACCTACAACAGTCAATATACCTTCAGCCGTAACATTCGAGCGACCTAAAAAGTCACCAGTAATGTCAGCAAGACCAGATGAGTATAGAGATGCACCTGCTAATTGACCGTTTGTTGTGATGAAGCTGCCATTAGTTGTGTTAATGTTTCCGGTAATGTTAGCATTACCAGTTGTAGCGATTGTCGCAGCAGATACTAAACCAGAAGTAGTTAGACTTCCTACGTTTGCTGCTCCGTCAACTTTAAGAATTCCACTTGCTACAAGGTTCGCACCTTCTACGTTTCCTGATACTGCAACCTTTACACCATTTACGTTTGTAGTTGTGATATTACCAATACTTGCATCACCGGCTACTTCTAAGTAACCGCTAGTAGATAAGTTACCACCAGTAACTGTACTAGTTGCAGATAATATTCCTAGAGAGATAACACTATTTGCAGACACTGTTCCTGTATTTGCAAATACATTACCACCAGTAGATAAGTTACCAACTGTTGCTGTCTTCGTAACTGACATTGCACCACTAGTGATTACGTTGCCACCTTCAACGTTGCCTTGAATTGTCAATAGGCTTGTTGTTTTGTTATATGCTAGTCCAGGAACAGCAGCAGCTTTACCACCATCGTTGAACATAACAGCCATGTTGTTAGAAGGTCCGCCAGGAGCATCAAGTGTTGCGCCCGGTGGTAATACAATATTACCTGTAATAGTTCCAGCAGTGAACACACCGGATACATTCATAGTTGATGCATTTACTGCATATGAATCTAGGTTACCTACTAGAGAAATGTTACCACTAGACAAATTACCGTCAACTTGTAATCCTTGAAGAATACCTACGCGGGTAATATTACCTTGGTCAGGTGTTGTTAATGGACCTGCAATTTCAACACCTGTAATTTGATCCGCTTCAACAGTACCAACACTCAAATTTCCAGTTACCAAACCAGAAGAAATTTGAAATCCTTCGTCAGATGAAGAAATTGACTGACCACCAATCCTAATTGTGTTACCTGATAACCACAAGTCTCGCCATCTGTTAGTCGGGGAACCTAAGTCCAAAATACTGTTACCTTCAGGAACCAAAGCTGATTTCACTACACCGGTGACGTTAAGGTTAGCTATTTGTATATTTCCCGAGAAGTTACCGTTAACTGTTGAAATGGTATTCGCTAGACCAATAACGAAGGGAGTGGTATCAGAAACTACAGCTACGTTTGAGAAACTAGTACTTAATTCCGGCTTAACTACTAAACTGTTAGGAGTTGTTTTAATTGTAACGTTTGCAACGTTTGCATATACTACTAAATTTCCAGAAATGCGCTCGTCTTCATTACGCAAACCAAAGCCTGGAACTACTTCTAACACACCCTGTTTCAGTGAGTTAGTGTACAAATCTGTGAAGTTATCTTGTATTTTTTGAAATGCTTCTCTAATCGATTCCGCTGAGGGATCGTTAGGGAAAGAACCAAAGTCAATATACTGCTGAGTCATGTTAAATCTACCTTATGTTGTATTTATCATAAAGTATGACCAAAAAAATAGCCCACCGAAGTGAGCTATTTAAAATACGGTTTCTTATTATAGGCCGCTTAATTTCTTGTAGTCAGCTAGAAGATTTGACGATTGTTTCATCAATTTAGTTTCCATTGTGACTTTTTGTACATTACCAGTTGCTTGACTGTTCTTGATTCTGTGCATGTCGTTACCCATACTTAACAATGCTCTCAACTGAGCTAATTCTGTTTCGGCTGGATCATTTGCTGAGTTAGCAAAGTTTTCTTCTACTTGCTCAGTCTCGCACTCATGACCTTCTTGCATTGCACAACCACATTCGTTGCAGTTTTCTTCTTCTTCTTTAACTGGGTACTCTTTACCACCTACGTTAATTTTTTCGCCAGGTTGAATTCCATCTTGTTTTGCTTTAGCAACTGCGCCGCTAAATGCATTACCTTCTTCAACTTCTTCATCACCTGAAAGTTCGTCTTGAATGTCGCTACCTAAACTTGCACCTGAAATTGCTGCTGATGGAGTCTTACCTAATGCTGCACCTGCTACGCCGCCTAAAGCTGCGCCGACCATGCCTTCATCAGTTTCTTCTTTTTCTTCTTCACCGTCTGCTGGCTCTAAAGTACCGACTTCTGCACCTTCTTCGTCTTCATAATCTTGTCCAGATTGTTCTTCACTTGAAGGACCGTCTTCGATACCAGCCATTTTCTTCATCATAGAAAGCATGTCATCGCCGTCACCAACTACACCTGGAGCTGGTTGAGGTTGAGTACCTGTACCGTTAAATTCTTCTTCGCCACCTTGAGTTACACCGTAACCGAATTCTGGCTTCTCATCGCCGCCGAATACACCGATACCAGCTTGGCGTAGAACAGTTAGTAACTGGTCTGAGTCACCCTCAGTAGCAGTGATAGTTACTGAATCCGGGGCACCCTGTTGTCCTTGACTTGAAGATACAGTGATACCTTCGGCTAAAATTGAGTTAAGTTGGTTAGCCCAACCTTCTACTTGCATATCTTTCATATTTGTACTTTCTGAGAATGGATTTGATGGCTTACGTAAGCCAGAGATAAAGTTAATTGCTCTATCAGTTGTTGCAGCAATTGGATCAGTACCGAACGGAGTAGGTTCTGCTACAGGGCGATTAGCTGTTGTAGGAGTTCCTCTTGGAGCTGCCATTGATGTTCCTGTTCTAGAAAAGTCACTAGTTGGCTTAACACCTTGAATTGCGAAGTCTTGTGCTGCGCTTTCATCAGTAATTTTCTTTTTAGCATGTCCGTGAACTTTCAAGAATGCTTCTAGTTTATCACTGCAATGACCTGTATTTACGAATGTTTCAATATCATCCTGTAACTCGGCTAACATTTCTTGTGCTGTTTCTTGACTTTCTGCATTCATTTCATTGAAACTAATGCTCTCAGCAACTTTCTTTCTAGCTTCTTTGTCGGCAACAGCTTTCTTGAAAGATTCTTTCTTGTTTTTGTCTTTGTCAACATCTAAGAAGTCCGGCTTCTTACCTTCAGACATATTTTGTTCTGTTTGTGCTACGTGTTGTGCTAATTCTTTAGTGAACTGCTTCAACTTGTCACGGAAGTTTTGATCCCAATCATGGCTTTGTTCGCCGTGAGGAGTAGATTTACGTGCATCGTATTCACCGGTGTCAACTTCTTCAGTCATGTCACCATCTTCAATACCACCGATACTAAGTTGACCTTGACCAATAGCTTGCTTGATTTGATTAGCAAGTTGTGGGTTCGAAACTGTACCTAATGTCTTATCACCTTGTTGGATGACTTGAGTGTTTTGTTGTGCTGGCTTGATTTGAACTTGTTCAGCTTCTTCGATATATTCTTTTAAAGAATGTTTCTTGGATACTGTGCCAACGTCTTTCTTTGGCTTTTGACCGCCGCCAAATACAGAGCCAAGAGACTTCGTATCATATGATTTAACTTCACCTGAATCATCAGCACCTTTCTTTGGACGTCCACGTCCGCGTTTTTCAGTAGATGCTGATGACTTCTTCTCATCATCACCGTCGTATGATGTACCATAGTCACCTCTATGAACACGACCTGTTTTCGTGTCTTTTGTTTCAGCTTCGCTCAATGTCGAAAGTGATTTCAATAAATCTTTCATATCGTGTCCTTATTTTCTCTTGTCTAGTTTATCTTCGATTCTTGTAAGTTGCTTTGCAACTTCAGCAATTTTGTCATTCATACCTTCTTGACGTACACTATTGATAGTTAACTTATTGTCAACTTCTTTAATCTTACTGTCGATGGTTAAGTAGCCACCGCCACCTATACCACATGCACTAATAACGATCCATGATAATTGTTTGGCGGTGAAGTCAACCATTTTAGTTTCCAGCCTTTCTTGATCCAGTTGCTGGGCGCTCCGGACGATTAACTTTACTCATTGGACTAGTAGTGTTTACACCTTCTTTGCTGTTATTAGGAGCAGTTGCAGTCTTTTGACCTGCGTAAGGGATGTCAATACTTGGCTTCTTAGGAACTACTTGGTCTAAGTACTGATTAGCATATGCTTGACCAGCTTCTTTGCCACCGTCGGGCATGATTTCTTGAGTCAGTAATACAGTATCTTTACCTTGTTCATTAGCAAACTTGTCTGCTTCTGAATTGATACTATCAGTAAAGTCAGTTGTTAGAACACGAACTGTATTGATATTCTTACCTAGTAATTGAGCAACTTGTTGAATCATAGGCTCTGTCGCTGGGTACTTAAATTCTGCTTTAATGATAGTTACAGATTCATTCTCCATATCAGGGAAACCATATGGAGATTTCTGTACTGGAGTTGTCTTTGGTTCTTCAATCTTTACTGGATCGAATTTCTGTAGATTGTGTTTAAACATCTCGATAAAGTTTTTATCGACATCGCCGGCGATTTTAATCGTGTAGCGATATGTTCTTGCACTTTCCATTAAGTAGTGTTTCAGGCTTTGCATCTTTTGTATTCCTATTATATTATTTATCTTAATCAGCTTTTTTGCTTCCCAAGATTTGCTTGAGTAGTTCATTGCGGTCTACTAAGCTACCCTCTCCTACTGGGGTATTTTCAATCTCTTCTGGACCTTTTGAGGTGGCAATTTTATGATCCATTTGTGCTTTTTTCATCTGCAAATCAAGCATTTTGAGTTTCTTGTTGATTTTTGCAGTCTTAGAAGTTATAGCATGTCCCAAGAATGAACTTGCACTATTGAAGATTTCACTTGCAAATCGACTATCTACTTGCATACCCAAGTCCATTAAATCTTTGTAGCTTGACGTTGCTAACTCAGCAAGCTCATCCATTTCAGTATCACTGGCTTCTAAGCCCCTTACTTGAGGAAGTGCTTGTTCAATTTTCTCTAACGTGTTGAGGGCATCTACTGTTGCTTCTTCCACTGATTCCTCAGGGATTTCAATGTTATCAGGTAACTGGTCGTTTTCGGGCAGTTCAAATAATTCACTGAGTTTTTTGGTCATACTACTATCCTATAATAGTAGTATTTATTACTTGCGTTTTCCCTGATGAAAAAGGTCATCTTCAGTGATTACTCTAAACGTAAGTCTTGCTTGTTTGCACCAAGCCATTGCTGCTGCCCATTTTGCATGGTTAACTGCTACTACTGCTCTATCTCTAGCATTAGCAACTTTACTTTCAATCAGACTTTGCTTCTTGGGTTTGATTTCTACAACTTCTGCGATTTGTTGTCCATGCTTGTTTTGATAGACAATGAAGAAGTCAGGTATGTATGAGTGCATCTTACCGTCTAGTGGGCTACGATACGGGATAGCGATTGCTTCACTAGCCCACTGAACTACGTGTGAGTTTCTGTCACAAAATTGCATGAAGGTAAATTCCCAACCACTACGATATCTAGGTTTACTATTACCTACATATTTTGCAGGGTTAGTGGGGGTAAATATTCCCTGTGCAAACTTAGCCATTAGATTATCACATTTCTTTGAACAAATTCATTGGGTGTTGGGGTAGCATTAATACCGTATAATGAGGTTTTGCTCTTGATACTGTTGAGATAGAAAGCAAGCATATAGTTTGCCTCAGTGCTACTTTTGCCTCTGAACTCGTCCAACAATGTTAGTACATCATTGTCAGTTAGTGCTGAAATTCTAAACAAAAGCGTAGTGAAATTTTGAGCTACTGATTTGCTCTTAGTTGATTCTAAGAATGAAGAATACACAATTTCATAACGGTTAGCTTCAACTACTACTTGAAAGTTATAAAATTGGTCTGTTAATTTAACAGTATTGTCTAGGCCTGACCTAGGAGCATCTACGATATTTGCCATATGTTACCTCGTAGAAGTATTTATTTCTTATTAACAGTTGAGTTAATTGTCGGGAATTGGAATGGTAAGTTTCTATTTGCAGTTCCCTGAGCACTAGACGTAAGCATTCCGGTCGCTTCACCTTTTGCCATAGCAGTAAGATTTTGACCTTTGAATGTCTTAGCTGTTCTACCTGCAGTTTGAGCAGCACGTAACAACGACATTGGATCACCTGAGCTTAAATCATCCCAGATACTTCCTGCGGCGTCAGCTAAACCACCTTGACCTAGTAATGTTGCTTGTCCACCTGCACGTGCTAACGGACTCTTTACTGTATCATAGTGAGCATTCTCTCCAAACAACTGGACTATTGCGTCAGGTTTTCTACCATCGACTTGACCTTCATAATACTTTACAGTTTCATACTGTAACGTCATTTGATGTTCCATAGTACCTTCTTGAGAATAGTCATATGTGTCGTGGCTAAAACTTTCAATCATCGGATTAATCAATCGATACAATACAAAATTGTGTTGATTGAATCCATATATATTGATAGCTCTAAAGTATGAGACTTTTGATTTGTTTGTAGTTGTTGCTGATTCACCTACATATCCCCAATCGTCATACCCTTTAATGTTATCAGTGTATTGATTTCGTGTAACGATGTTGTTAGGTGTTCCGGTCGAGTTAGGTTTATTAGTTGGATTAATGTCACCTGATTGAACCATGTCTTTAAAGTAATATGAACTGTACGCCTGCCACAATTTTCTTGCCATTCCAGCATTGTCATCATGTAGGGTTAAGTTTACAGGATCATATTTGAGTTTAGTTTGTACAAGTCTTTTACGATTGTACTGATTCATAGTGTGTAAATCTAACGTAAATTTTGGTAGTTGAACTGATTTAACGTTCAATCCGAAATTTTGTTTTGCATCCCATGGAACAAAACTACTGCCATTTAACTCTGGGTTTATGTCAAAGTATACGTGAAAGAGAAACTTAAACTTCGGTGCATTGGCATACATGTTAGCAACGAATGTCTTACTTGCGTGTTGATAATCACGCAAGTATTCATTGCCAAAAAATGCCTCTGAACCGCTTTTAACAAACCCAGATAAAAATGACATTAGTTATTAACCTAGACCAGTAACTGATGCACCACCGAAAGCACGACCAACAGAAGTACCCAAGCCAGAAGCCAATGGAGACTGAATCGCGTTGTCGAAACGAACTTGTAACTGAATAGATGCAACTTCGCTTGACTTGTAATCCATATTGTTATAGTTTACAGTCTTAATGAAGCAACCATATAGTTCCCAAGTTTCTAGAACTGTAGGAGTCAATACGCCATTACCGCCATCAAGTACTTCGTAATTGAGTTGGAATTTGTAGTCTTGACCTGTCGCAGCAGAAGCCTGCTCAACGAAGTCCATTTGCTTTTGTAGTTGTTGACCAACTAACTTAGTTACGTTGCCTTGAGCATCGTCACGTAAGTTGATAGTTGTTTCTGACCATGAGTGCTTACCAGCCAAGTATACCTTGCTGTTGTAAACGTCAAGTACAGTTTCGTCAAATGATAGTTGAGGACGAGTAATGTCCATAACTTGTTTTGTCAATTCCTGTGTTGAACCACCTACGCCAAAGTTTAAGAACAATGCTCTAAAACGATATTGTAGTTTTGGCATCAATAGACCTTGACTATTAGATGAAGCATCTGCTGCTACGGTCATATTGAACAGTGATTGTGAGGCTGTTGCCATATTATTATCTCCTATGTATATATTTATCTGTTTACATAAGCCCCTTTTCAGGGGCTTATTTTTGATTACTTGATACCAGCAATCTCACCTGTGTTCATAATACGAACCGGGATGTAGATGAATTCAGCAGCCTTAACTGGCTCGATAGCAACGTCAATCCATAACTCGTTTCTGTCGATACGAGCAGGTGTGTTGTTAGTTTCATCACATACAACCAAGTAGTCATATAGACCACGTTTAGCAACTAAGTCAACGAATAGTGACTGTACAACTGCTGTCAATTGACCACGTGTTAATGCATCGTTTGGTTCGAATACGAACGGACGAGCAGCAACTTGTAGACGTTCACGAATGTACGCAACTAAACGTGCAACGTTAGTACGGTCCATAGCAGATTGTGTGTCTTGACTATTCTTGTTACCATAGTTCAATAGACCAACACCAGTGAAGAATGCCAATGGGTTGATTTGATTTGTGTACAATACATCACGAATACCCATTCTGTTCTTAACAGTTTGGAATTCACCTGTAGTGCTGTTAATATAACCAATGTTTGTAGCATTGTCGATATTACCACGGCGTGTACCGGCAGCAGCTAACCAAGGATAAGCAACTGTATCATTTCTGATGAAAGTGCGCAACATCATGTGTGATGCTGGGACAACTGCTGCTGCACCTGTTGTATCACTTGTGATACCGCTTGGGTAGAAGATACCTAAGTATTGGTCACGTGAAACTAAACCGTCTTCACCAGTACCTGTTGCGCCTGCTGCGTTAGTAGCCCAGTTAGTCAACTGTGTTGCTTGGTCTTCTAAACGCAATGGTGTGTCACCGATAATGTACGCAGTGTTGTTGCGCTCATTGTTTAGACCAACCATATCAGGTTGCAACTCTGGGTAACCAGGAGTTACGATTAAGTTGAAGAATGAGTCTTCTTCACGGATACTCATGTTAGTACCGATAGCTGCCTTCAATGATTGAACAACCATGTTACGCTGAGCCTTACGACCCATGTAAGCAGAACCGTTAGCCTTCAAGCCACTAGCTGATACCCAAGTATATGAGTATGTTGGCATAGAACCATTTGGATACTTTGCACGAGTAAAGTAGTTACGTGTAAACTTCTTAACGTTGTAACCTGAACGGCGTGTGTTGAACAAAATCATACCTTGTGGGTACAATGTTGCGTCAGGTGCATCTAAGTCTAAGTAGTTGCTAGTAACCAAATCAGCAATAGTTGATAACGGATCATTTACTGGATCAACTGAACCAGATGTTCCCCAACGTGCGTCAGCAAACAAGATACCCTTTGAAGTTGTTTGGTCTGTATTGTCGATTGACACCCATTGCGGTACTGTATCTAAGATTTCCCAACGTGATAACGCTGGATAATTTTCTAAGTCAGCACTATTCAACCAGATATCACCCGGAACTAAGTCAGAGCCAGATAGCTGTGTTGTTGGTGCGACTGCGCTTACGATTACGCCGTTAGGATCAGTGTCATTGGAAACACCGAATGCAGGGAAACCAAAGTCATCATAACCTACGTTACAATAACCTTTCCATACACCACCTTGGTTAATCATAATGTCAACTTGAGATGGAGTTGAGTAATACCATGATGTACCATTCGCTGGCAATGATGCAGGAGCACCTTCATTTGAAGTGTAGCTTAATAGTTCCCAATTTGACAATCCTAGAATAGAAAGATTCTTAGGGATACCAGATGAGAATACTAATCCAGTAATTTCACCTGCATTTACTGACTGAACTCTCAATACTAAATTATTAGCAGACGTGCCGCCTAATTGAGTGCCCGAGAATGTTAACGTGTCACCAACTGCGAAGTTTGTACCACCAGAAACAATACTGAACGTGTAACTAGTTCCTAAATTCACAATGCGAATATTAGCATTTGCGCCAGTATCAGTTGTGTATGTAGCGTTTTGCGCAATGACAGGTTCCGTAAGAGCAGGAATTCCATTTATACCAGCAATGAATCCTAATTCTTCCAAAGCACCGTTGCTTTGTCCGGTTACTTCTCGGTCAGACAAGTATATTTCTCCACCTAATGTGTGAGTCAATACGATTTCACCTGAAGAAGCAACTTCAGCCGTAGTATACGGGATATTCATTGATTGCCAAGCAGTTACGAAATCTTCAGCGTTACCTGTACAATTAATTGTATATTTAGGTAATTCTGCTGGATTTGAAATATTAGTCAATGAAGCCGAAACAAGAATTGCCTTAGACGATGAGAACGAAACGTTTGTGTTAGTGCCTCTTACAACTGTTGCACCTGTTGTTTTTCTCTTATACCAAGATAAACTTGCAATATTCAATGTTCCAGCATAATTAGGAGTACCGTAATAAGTACCAATAATAGTTCCTGAAGGAATATTCTTACCGCCTGTGCTGTCTAAAGAGCAAATTGCCTCAAGTGCAGTTGGGAATAAGTTTGTAGGTACGCTTGTGTAAGTAGCTAGATTTGAATCATACTTTGAAAACAATACATTCATACCTGATCCAGCAATGCTCGTCTTAATCCAAACAGACCCAGTTGGGTGAGGATATTGTTGACTTGCTGACCACAATGGCATGTTTGCGCTAGTACCAATAGATACGTCTGGTGAGTATACTGGTGTAGCAGTTGGGATACCACCTAATTGCTCTAACGGAGTACCTGTACCATCAGTGAACTGGATATATGTGTTTTGGTGCTTTCCGCAATAGTAAATGTTCAATTTACCTGAAATAACGTCAGCAGCAATGTCGCTGTCACCCAAACCATTAATTGAGTTTTTGATGTCATTTAATGTTGAACCAGAGTTAATTGTAACAACGTGAGTAACGCCTGTAACAGGAATTGTCATCGAGAATGTACCAGGAACTACTGTGCTGCTACTTGATTGTACTGTAGGAATTGATTTCTTCCATTCACGTGATCCGATTTCGACCCATGTATTTTCAGTATTCTTATAGAAATATGTACCTGCAGTGTAAGGACCATCAACAATGTTGTCTGGGATAATCGCATAAGAACCGATAGATCCAATACTGTCTTTAGGAAAACCATCAACCATCTGTGATGCTTCTGTAACTACGATAGGTGTCTTGTTTGTGAACTTACCTGTAGTAGCATTGAATTCGTAGATACCCCATGTTGAGTTAGTTGTGTCTAACCAATATGTACCGTCAGTTGGTTCACCTACTGGACGAGCTAATGTACCAACTAATGAACCTAAGTCAACGTCAGCACGTAACACATACGCACGATTTGTTACACCTAAAACAGAGTAAGCAGCCATTAGACCGTATTCGTTTAGTTCGTAACCGTGAATTGGTGTACCATTTGAAGTCTTGTAGAAGAATGGTGAACCGAACAATGTTGTCAAGTCACGTTGGCTTGTCAACAACTGTAATTTGTTAGCATTTGCCGCTGTTGTTGCTGCTGCAACTCCGGTGCCTGCACCGTTAATTTTATTTTGTGCAGTTGCCACTACAATTAGCGGAACTGATGAGGATGCTCCTGGCAAGTATTGACTTTCATCGATGATACTTACTGAGACTCCTGGTGACACTAAATTTGCCATTTTGTTTTCCTTTTATGTTATGATTTTGAGGGTTAACGCCCTAGTCGTATTAATATTTAGCGAAAATATATAAAAAGAGTCAATAAGCGTGCCTTCGAAGGTTTATGTAACTAAATACATCGATGAGACCGATATGCAAGACTTGTAACAAGAATCAATGTGCAGTGAACTATGTCCGTGCAGGTGTCACTCATTACCGTAGTATATGTGATGAGTGTGGGCGTAAGAAAAATAAGCTGAAACCAAGAAAACCCTCTTGGCAAAAGAGTGGATACAAGAAAAAAGCCACATGTGACCTATGTGGCTTTAAGAGTTTATTTACTAGTCAAATCACAGTCTTTCATGTAGACGGTGATTTGGGTAATACTCAATTAGCTAACCTTCGTTCCATATGTCTTAACTGCGTAGAAGTAGTTAAGAAGAAAGAGGTTAACTGGCGTCGGGGTGATTTAGAAGTTGACTGACTTTTACGCTTAGGTCATCAATCGTTCCGTTGTTGTCAATGTACAAGTCGTACTTCAACCCTACACTTGAGTACTCACTAGCATGGATATTCAGTCTGTCTAATTTTGTTTTACTGACTGACCACTGACTGTTCCCGTCAGGACCTCTATTGTATGCTTCTGCTGCATCATACCATTCAGGCTGTTCTCCACGATTAACTCTAACTGTGATACCACCTGCAGCCTTAATTGCTTTAACCTCGTTGGGGAAACGACAGTCTGTAATAACTACATCGTCTGTACTTTGACGTAGTTTGTTCTCAACACTAGCAATCCAGATATCATCGTGAAATGACTTGCGGCAAACTTCAGTGCCCCATTGTTGCAGTACGTATCTAGGGGTGATATCTAACCCTAGTCTATTACTCCACCATTCGTCTTTTTGTTCTCGCCAAATTCTACTATTTTTTGTAGTACCCTCAAGCATTTCTCTGTCCCAACCAAAGACTGCTGACACTGCATCTTTTAGACTGGCTGCAAACGAAATGCGTTTGAATTTGTGGTTCGTCACTAACAAGTCAGCAATTGTGTCTTTGCCGCTACCTATAAATCCAGTTACACCGATAATCATATTAAAAAGCCCTCGTAATACTTATTATATTACAAGGGCGTGACAATAAAAAGAGTTTAGGTTAGCCTTGTACCCAAGTCAATGGTTGACTGTAATCTACATAACGCTTTAAGTCTTCTAATAGTGTAGCTTGCATCTCTTTAGATTCATTCTTTAGTGATGCACCATTCAATGTAGTACCACCGTTAGGTCCTGCGATACTAGCAAACTTTTCACGTGCTTCGCCTAATGTAGACTTCAACACGCTAAGAGTCCAGTCACCAATCCAAACGCCTGCACCCGGATCTTGTAATAGCTCTGATTCAGGGCGTTGGGTGTCCGCCCAAATAAGGATCTTCTCACCGCTTGCTTTAACATCTCTAACTAATCGTAGTTGTTTTGTGACAGGGTTGAATGTGTAAACAATGTAACCACCGAACATACGTGCTGCCAATTCAATGTATCCTGCATACATATCGTATGTTGCTAAACCACCTGAATAGTTATAGTTAAGCAAATATGTGTTTAAAATTGCTGAGGAGAACGGATCAAATGAACTGCTTGATGGACCGGTCTCTAAACCAATCGTTCTACGGAAAACTTGACGGACATTAATAAACTCTTTAGGTAGAGTATAAATTTCTTGGTGTGCCTCTAAGGGCATTAATGTATAAGATTCCACTGTGGCATTTTGAGCCCTTTGACGATAAACTTTAATGGCATATTGATATGCTGCTTCATAATGTTCAGGGTCTAACTCAATATCAACCATTCCCTCACCTAATCTAAGACGTAAGTTCTGGAATAATTCTTCTTTTAATTCAATAAGGGATGACATATATTTCTCCGGATACATTATTTATCAGAAAATTCAGTGGGTTATGTCTATGGGTTTTGTGTTAGGTATGTCTCAGATATTCTTAGGCAATGGTGAGTAGATATAAAATCTACAAACCAAAAACATTCTTGAGGAACTTAGGTGATGATGAATTCAAAAATTACAGTGGAGGATTGTCTATGTCTCACTAACCCATGAAGGGAATTTGCCGTATTCGCTATTAATGACAGTACATGATTCATCAAGAAGTACTGTCTAGCCCGGGCCCTCTATCACAATTACTATGACCCGGCAAACTATCAACTATTAAGATATGGGAAACGTTTCTACGCAGAGGGTAGACGTTTAAGCATCAGGTGGTAGTCCCATAAATATGCGTTGGTCACGCTTCTACCGTCACACCACAATGAGGACGGGATATCGCCGCAGTTTGAGGTCGCGGTTTACCTATAGACCAATAATCTTTTACTTAACTCGCAATGTTGTGCTAAAAATCACACTACATTGCGAGGATTGTATTACAAATCGCCTGCTTGACGATTCTCTGAATAATGTGCGTCAAACGAACCACCTGGATAGCGTGATTCTAGTTTACGAACGTTTTCATCAATGACTTCGTTAGGGTCTAGTCGAAGTGCCCTGCAGGCATTAATCCAGTACCACATAACGTCACCGAGTTCACGTTTCATGTGGAAGACTTCATCATCCGACAGACGTTTACCTTGAAAAATGATTTTCTTGGGAACCTCAATGAATTCACCTGCTTCGGCTGCTAATCCCATACAAGCTGTAATCAACAATGGCACATTCACATCCGGACCGTGTCGTTGTGTCACCTCATCAAAATTACCATCTAGCTCATCTAGACGATTCATAAATGTCGTCAAGTCATTACTTGGCTTACTTGTTACAGCCTCTACAAAATCTTTGTACTTGTTTAAATCAATCTTACTCAAATGGGTTCCCCTTTATAAACTTTAAATAACACATCACCGGCAGCCTTGTCAAAAGTACTGCCCCAATCGGCGATAGTTTGCATATCTTCTTTTTCGTCATATCCGTTACCTACACCAATGTAGTATTTGTAATCGGCGTCACCTGTTTGACGATATAGTGACACTTCTTCATCTTCGATGTATTGAACGATACCAATAGTCTTTCGTCCACTAAACCAACGTACACCTAAAATTTTCATTCTTCAACTCCTAAATATTGTTTAGATTATAGATTATAGAACGGCCATTTTACTCTAAGAAAGGCTCGGTCTGCGTCAGACAAATGACTTACTACTAAACCTGTTTCAGTTTCGGTAACAGTTAACCACCTGTGCTCATGCCCGCCGCCCGTTGCTGTTTTGTCTTCAAATGCAGTATAGTAACGAACCCATTGTCTTTGCTCGTTTTTAATTTTAAGGTCACGATTCCATTTTTGTTTGTGTAGACTAGCATACGCATGACGGAAGTCTGGCCAGAACTCGTCTATTGCCACTAGACAATCATTATTAGTGACTTTCATTTTTCAACTCCTAGCTTAATCAACGACCCGTTTGCCGCATGTGCCGGCTTAGGAAAGTCAGTTAAATTGATGTATATCGCTACAAGCATACAGGCAATAACAATACCATCAATTATTTTTCTCATTAGAATGCCTTCAGAATAATCATGTTCTCATTGAATCGACCGTTAGGTACTGTACCGACCGCTTTAATCTCTTTAAAGTATTTCCTCGCGGCGGGCTTAGAACCCATGACTTCCTTAATTTGTTCGCCAGGCTTTCGTAGAGTTTTGATTTCGGAATTATTTGTGTCAAAACCGAGTAAAGCATTGCCCTTGACTGTGAAAGACTTGGAGTATTCGTCAGCAATATAGTGGTGTAATTTACGCTTGGCTGTGTCATAGACCCATGCTTCGCTTGCTCCGTGCAACTTAGTTGGGTGAACTGAGATAAGCTCAATTTTATTAGCCGCATCTTTGAATTCTTTCAAGTACTTCAACTTAGAAACAATCTTTTCAACTGGAACAGCTTTCTTCTTACGAGGAGACTTGCTGGCTTTCTTAACTGAGACATAGCTATTCAGGTCACTAATAACTTGCTCAATGAACTTGATAATGTTCTTAACTTGAGTCTTGCCTAAGAAACTGTATGCCTCGACCAACAATGGGTCTTTTGCGTCTTGGACAGCTTCAAACTCTTTTAATTTCTTCTTCCACACATCAGTAAGAATTGAAATATGCTGAGGCATGACACTACGCTTTGCAACTTCGTCAATCACTTTGACTGTGTAGCCAGCTTTCGCACCAGCTAGAATCATCTCGTCAAAAAAGCCTTCAAGTTCGCCCTGCGCATCACGGGCTTTTTCTTTCATAATTTCTTGAATGTTGGGGCGATTCGACACCTCAACTTCGACTTCTTTCTTAGCACCGGAAATCTGACTTACATGCACTTCTGGCTTGAGTACAGCCTGTAGCAAACGTGCGATTTCGTTTTCTAAGGTCAATTCTTCGTGTTCGTTCAACTCTAGTCCACGCATATTCATACGTGCAAGCCAGCACAAAGTCATCAAAACTTCTGATTCAGGCACCTTGCGAATCTGCTTTGCTTCGTCTTTGCGGTCTTGTTGATCCAAATACAAAGCCAGCAATTCTTTAGCATCTTTTTTGCCATAGAAACGATTATACCACGTGAAACCTCGGGTCAATGCAACTGTGCGCTCACCTGCTTCGGGTTGCAATGGGAAGAAGGGTTCTTCACCCAAGTACTTCTGATCCACATCACGTGGATTCAATGCTTTAACAAAGTGGTCACCTGTCATTTTGGGTTTGCGTGTCGCCATAGATACTCCTGTTTCAATAGTGTTATTATATATCAGATTCCATTAAATGTCAAGTATTAAAAGGTAAAACTTTTGTCATAAATACAGAATAACTGGATTAAACCATGCCAAGACTCTCACTATATCGCCCCGAAAAAGCCAATGATTATAAGTTCTTTGACAGAACTATTAAGGAAATGTTCCAAGTTGGCGGGACTGATTTGTATGTACACAAGTACATAGGTACAGCCGACTCAGGTCCAAGCAAAGACTTGACCCAACCTCAATATGACAAGATGGATCCCACTAACATCCAAGACTTGCTATTCTTAGAAAACCGTGACCGTAAATTTGATACAAACATCTATAGAGTTCGTGGGCACTATAGCGTACAAAACTTAGACTTTGATTTGTCACAGTTTGGATTGTTTCTAAACAACGATATTATCTTTATTACAATACACTACAACACAATGATTGAGTTACTGGGACGTAAGTTGATTGTAGGTGATGTGATTGAGCTACCTCACTTGACAGACTTTCACCCACTCAATGAAGCAATACCGGTAGGGCTTCGTAGATACTATCAAATAACTGATGGTAACTTTGCGAGTGAGGGTTTCAGTAATACTTGGTACCCGCATCTATGGCGTATCAAATGTGAACCGTTAGTTGACAGTCAAGAGTTTAGTAGCATATTGAGTTCACCGTTGTCAAAAGATAATTACCTAGGTGATTGGAACAAGACTTCAACATACGTTCCTGGTTACACTGTTACGTACGGTGACAAGACATACGTTGTCAAAGACGGAGTAACGTCAGTGCCTGCAAATATTCCCTGTACCGATACTAACTACTGGTCTGAATCAGTAGTAGATAATTTACGTGATATATTAGGTCGCTACAATAAAAACATTGAAATTAATGATGCAGTTATCGCAGAAGCGGCTCGTATTGTACCCAAGACTGGTTACGATAGAAGTCAGTTATATCTTGTTCCTACAGTAGGGAAGGCGCCATCAATACCGGTTAGTTTAGTAACGTCACCTGATGCACCTGTGCCAATCAGAGGACAAGTTCAACTTTTCTCTAGCTTCGAATACCCAACACCCACTCCTGTATTGAACATTGGAGCACAAGCAAGATTTGAATTATTATCTGATTCTGATATTAGTTCTCTTGTAGCTTTCATGAAGGTTAGTTTAGAAACTGCTACTCTTGCTCCTGAAAGATTAGACACTGGCGCAGGACAAGTAGAAGGAACTACTGTGTTAGCGTTGGGACCAATCAACGGACCATATGGTACGATTGACAACACGTACTCAACTGCTGACCAATTCCCTTCAATTTACTTTACTACTTCAGGTATTGCAAGACCTGAAGAACGTGCTATTCCAGTAACACAAGTAGTACCACCTGATGTACCGGACACATGGTACGAAAACGTTGGCATCAACGTAGGTGAGTTTGTCGAGTCAATGGGACCAAATGGACCTATTCAATTAAGAGTATTTCAACCTGATACCAAAGTTATAGGTATTGATACTGTCAACGGGTTGTTATTGATTGATAAAGATATTATCGGTTTAGTCCCAGGTGAGGCTATCGTCACTGTAGCTAGTACGTTTATCGGTAATCCGATAGAACAATATGTAATGGACTATCGTGCAGACGCTGATCCTAGATTCAAGTATGTCAAGTTCATCTCTCCGCAGAGTTTCGGATATCAAGATGGTTATATGATTGGTGATGGAAGTGCACCAAACGGACTTCCAACTGGTGCCGGCATCACATTCCCTACTAATCCTTCTTTAGGTGATTATTTCTTACGAACAGATTACTTGCCTAACTTATTGTATCGTTGGGACGGTTCACTTTGGGTTCGTATCGGTGCTAACGTAAGAGCTACCGGAGATGTAACATCTTCATCCGATACACAGATGGGTTCATTCATCAACAACAACAACGTCACAACGTTGACTGATGGCACAACAATTCCAGAACAGCAGTCATTGACTGATGCTCTAAGACTTATTATAGATTAAGGTAAACAATGGCAAAGTATTTTTACGACCAGCAGATTCGCAGATTCTTAGTGCAGTTCGCACGTATTTTTAGTGATTGGAATGTCACTAAAGGTAAAGACCCTGCAGGTAATGACATTGTTATCAGAGTCCCTATCATGTACGGTGATTCAAGTAGACAAGCCGCAGCTATCATTGAAAACAACAGTGCTAGTAACATGCCATCAGCACCTATCATTACATATTACATCAGTGGTTTAGAATACGACCAGAAGCGCACACAGGATCCGTATTTCATTGATAAGGTAAACGTTCGTCAGCGTCAACTTGACCCAACAACTGGTCAACTACAAACTACTCAAGGACAAGCATTTACGGTTGAACGTGTGATGCCAGTACCATACACATTGCGTGTAACAGTAGACTTCTGGACCACTAACTATCAACAGAAACTAGAATTGATTGAACAACTAGGTGTGTTGTTTAACCCATCGATGGAAATACAAAGCACTGATAACTTCATTGACTGGACTTCATTGTCTGTTGTGTATCAAGATGGATTAACGTTCAGTAGTAGAAGTATTCCAATGGGTACAGGTAATCCTATTGACGTTATGACTTGGAAGTTCTATATGCCTATATGGATCAGTTCAAGTGCTAAGGTCAAGAAGCTGGGCGTTATTCACAAAGTTATCGCAAGTATCTTCAAGGGTGCCGCATTGACTGACATGCAAGACGACCAACTATTGCTAGGTACTCGTCAAAAGATTACCCCGTACGGATACAAGATTTTGTACATCGGAAATAGCTTGCAGATTTTGCCTGCTAACCAACCATTCAACCCTGACAACACTGATACTAATCTACCTGATAGTCCTAACTCAGAAGTGTATTGGTCAGCTGTATTGAATGTATATGGAACCGTTAGACCTGGCATCAGTCAGATTTGGCTACAAAACCCATATATGGATACTGAGATTGTAGGTACTATTGCGTTTAATCCCAATGATGACAGACTGTTAATATTCACTCCTGACCCTGACACACTGCCACAAAACACAGTAGCTCCAGTAGATAGTGTTATTAATCCAACACTAAAGGGACCAGAGTCTGGTTTACCTGAAGCAATCGTTGGGCAGCGTTATTTAATTGTAGAGAACATCTCTGCGACCTCGACAGCTTGGGGACCAGTAGCTGCTAGTGCAAATGATATTATCGAGTACAACGGAACAAATTGGACAGTATCATTTGTTAGTAAAGATGCTAGTGCAATCGAATACGTTACGAATCTAACTTCAGGTGTACAGTATCGCTTTGCTGAAGGTGCTTGGATGAAGAGCTACGAAGGTTGGTATGATGAGGGAGATTATTCTATCGTCATCTAACTATGAGATAAATCATAGTATGACAGTTAGAAATATCTCTGCCGGCGTATTCTTCTTTGCGGCATCTACCAATCGTTTTCTTTTCTTATTACGAGTAGATGAAAAAAACCTATACAACTGGGGAATCCCAGGTGGTAAAGTCGAAGAAGGTGAATCTATCCTAGAAGGTGTAGCCAGAGAATGTGATGAAGAAATTGGCTTCTTCCCAGCTGATGCTAAGTTAGTACCTATTCAAAAGTTTGACAATAACAACTTCACGTACAATACATTCTTTTGCCGTGTAAGCGATGAATTCATCCCGACACTAAATCACGAACACTGCGGATATTGCTGGGTCCCGTATGACTGCTATCCTAAACCACTACATCCAGGATTGTTTAACACTATCAATTTTGATATAGTAAAAAGCAAACTAGACAAACTAATAAAAAAAGCCGCATAAAGCGGCTTTTTTGTTGTGCTTAAAAAATATTAAGCGTTTGCGATTTGAACGTATGCGCCCTGAGCAGCAGCAAATCTCCAAGGAGCAACTGCGTCAGTCTCGTATAACCAATCAGCGTCAGCACCATCATCAACTGCACGAGTCAATGTTGCTTTGTGCGCTGTCAACTTAGTAACGTAGTATGTGTTACCGTTAGCATCAGTAGCCATAATAGACATTTGACCGTCAGATAAAGATGCAGAAGCTGTTAAATTACAAACTCCAGTACGTGTACCGTCAGTAACTTTGAAACGCTTTGCGCCCTTTTGGCTGATAATGTCAACTGCTGCATCAGAACCACCAGCTAACTGAGCAGTAGCCAAGATAGCGTTTTCTTGGTTAGTAGAAGCGTTGTCGTTGTTGTTTGTTGCGCCTGAATCTGTAGTCAATGCAACTGTTGGTGCGCCAACTGCTGTACCACCTGTGTTAGTACCGGCTGTTGTCCAAGAGATTGTTGGAGCAGCAACGTAGCCAGAACCTTTTTCCACTGTAGTGATAGACTTAACACGATACTTAACAGTAGCTTGTTGTTCACCGTCGCCACCGACGATTTGGTATGTATCTTCTACTGTTGGGACTGTAGTGAACTCACCACGGTTAACAGGAACGATAACTTGAACTTCACCTTGACCTGAGCCAACTGCTGTAATGTTAGCAGTAACACCGGCTAAGCCTGTTAGTGCTGTTGCGCCACCTGTAGTTACTTCATAGCCGTTTCCAACTAAACCGTTAGAAACTGTGATGCTTTCAACTTCCCAAACTACTGTAGCAGTAGCTTGAACACCTGTTGGCAATGTTGGAGCTGGAATTACTAACTGTGGTTGAGAGTAAGTAGCGTTGATAATTAGGCTACCTTTTTGACCAGGCAATGTGAATGCTGCTAAGCCTTCACCACCGATGTTATTGTCGCCTGTACCTGTGGTACCGATGTTACGGTTACCGAATAATTTTTTGTTTAATGGACGTCCCATTTTGTTTCCTTTAGAATGACGTTCTAGGTCTACGCAGAGGGATTCTGCATAAATTAATTGAACAATGTATTTATCAGACCTGAGTCATTGTGACGTTATACACGTTACCTGAAGAAATTTCAGTAAAGAATACACCACCGCTGTTGGCGTGCATCGTGAACGTTGCGCTCACTGTAAATGTGTTTGCTGATACTACGTTTGCTGAACCTTGAATCTGAGAAAATGCAATAGAACAGTTAGGACTGTTAGTTAATATTTCAGTGTTTGTTGGGTTATTACCTTCTTGAGGAACCCAAGAAGGATCGTTGCCAATGAATACTCGTTGTTCATCCGAAGCGAATCCAATCTCACCAATATCTAATTGTGGAATCTCATCTGCTGAGCCGGTTCTGTGAACGATTTTTGAAATTTGTACGATTGCCATAGTATATCTTCTCTAGTGATATACTATTTATCATCGTTTATGCGAACTTGGTGTAGAATTCTTCTAGCTTTTTATACCACTCTTGTTGGTACTTATCGAATTCATTGCCCTCGATTATGAACTCTTGGTACATAGCGTTCGGATCACACATGAAAATAACTCCCTTGCGGATCTTTGTCCCATGAAGTTCATTGTGAGCTGTTGCATATGCCGCAAGTTGAACAAAGTAGTCATCAATCCACTCTCTTTTCTTGGGTTTATTAGTCTGCTTATGATCCATGATAGATTCACTGCCATCATGCACACCGACCAAATCAGTTGTTCCAGCATAGACCGCAGGGAAGTATAGAGGGACTTCAGTGCCCCAGAATTCAGTGCAGTTACATAAACCTTGCCTGATAATTGAGTCAGCCATCTTGTGACTTTGGATACTGTATGGGTTAGAACCTGACGCACCTAATGCTCCTGTTAATACGTAATCTTCCAAGAACTTATGCATTCTTGTGCCACGACTTGCAGCTTCTGTTGAAATCTCTTGCGCCTTAGCGGTACCTACTCTATTACGCCATTGTTGTAGAACTAGTTTCTTTTCTTCTGATTGAGTAGCAGAAAGAATAGTAGTGACTGACGGTAGTTTGTTACCATCAGGGGTAGCATAGCGTCTACCTTCAGGGGTATCGACTCTTTTCAAAGCCTCATATTTAAATTTATTGGGAATGTACATATGGCAATTGTACTATAAATTTCTTCATAGTACAATCTGTTTGGTTAAGCTAATTTGTTTGATTGCTTTTTAGCCATTTGCTGACGAATCTGTTCATTCTCGTCGGGTCTAGGTTCTTCCATCTCACCTTGTTGACCCTTAAACACTACTTGTTTACTTTCAATATCTTGGATAATGTTTACAAGAGGTTCTTTTTTGATAATATCGTAAATATCGTCATCATCAATAGAGATTTTGTTTGAGCGGAGAATTTCAACAAACTGGTCTAGTGGCATAGGTTCGCTACTATTAGATTTTAATTGAGTAGCGACCCCTGTTAACTTGACTCGCAGCGGATCATCGTCAGCGAACTCGAATAATCTCATATTAACGAGTTGCGCGGCCTACGCTTGATAGTTCTTCTGGCTCTTCTTCGGGCATTTCTGCATCTAAATCTGCTTCGCCGCCCATGTCCATACCTGAATCATCGACTGATACATCAGACATTTCATCGCCCATGCCCATGTCATCACCTGCCATGCTCATATCAGCAGCGCCTTGACCAGTAATGATACCGACAGCACCTGAGATACCTGTCTTAGCGCCAGTTAGTGCGGCTTGCAATGCTGTCAACGCTTGAGTAACTTGGTCATTGAATTGTTGACCCTCATTTGTTCCTACTTCTGAATTGACACCGTCAACGACTGCTGGAAGTTCTTTAACTAGCATGTCAGAAACTTGCTCGACCATCTTTTGTAAACTGTCAGCCATTTCTTGTGCAGCCAAGATAACTTGTGATTTCTCAACTTGCTCGTTTTCTACAACGATACGTTGATTGTACATTGGACGAGCCTTCAAATCACCATAGTGATGTGTAAGTGCTTGTTCCATGAACAATGCTTTTAAGAAAGCTGGATTCTGTTCGCTACGAACAGCTTTATCTGATGACTTCATCTCAGCGATAAGACCACGCACTTTCGTCAACATTTGACGAGTAGCTTGTAGGTCTAGCTTAGATGTATTGACATCAGTGTTGAAATGCTCTTTGAGTGCTTTTTTAGCAACTTGAGATTTCTTTAGGTTAAATTCGTTAAGTTTCATGGTTGTTCCTAGAGTACTAATAATGTATTTATCATTATTAAATTTATTTGACGGCTTCTTTGAATCGCTTTTCTTGCCAAGTCTTAGAATTCAGAATATAGCGATTAAGTTCCGCTGTAATCATAGTCTTTTTGAGTTTATCTTCCTGTAGTTTAGCAGAATAGATGAGTTTTTTGTCGATATCTTTAGCTTTTTTGTAGAGTTGCGTATGCACTTCGAGGTTTACTACTGTTCCCTCAAGCATTAAATCCAAGTCAAGTACACGGTTTGCATCGCCAACTCTCTCACGTTTGTACATAGTAGCCCAAGCTACTGCATTACGTAAACTGTGAAATTCTTCGGTTAAGCTAGTGTGATATTTTTCTACGATGAACTTGTTATTTGTAGGCTTGATGAAGAACTCACCAAACAACTCATACCCGCCGTTCGTGGTAATTACTAATGCTTTCTCAAGGGCAGCAAGGTCGTTGTCAGTAATCAGACGTTTGAACTTTTCAAACATTTTCTTATCACGCATGGCTTATTACCTCAAAGTGGATATTTCTCAATTCAGAGCTGGTATCTAAAAAATCAGGGAGTTTGTTCCACTCTCTGGATGTTTTAGTCATGGGTACTCCGTGACAGTCTTCGAACAAGTAGCCCAGATTATCTATACCGTCATCAAATACGTTTTCTTTGGCTATGTCAAAATCAAAGACCCAGCAAGATTGATCCTCTTCGTTGTCGAATAGAAATCCAAACTTCTCTAACATAGCGAAGTTAATTTTCTTTTGTTCTGGATTTGACGAATTTTCAGGTTGACACCGTATTGAAATTATTTGCATCACTGTATCAAAATTAGTTTGAGCATTACGCTTTATTTCCCAATCTTTGTACTGCTCTGTTGTAAAATTTACAGATGGTCGTCGGCTAATTGTCTGCGTTCTTGTAACGTCAAAAAGTGTATGGCATCTGATTCTATAACTCATACTCTATTTATAGAAGTAAAAAAGCCCTAGAAATTCTAGGGCTAGTCTTTATTCGTTCGCGCCTCTGACAATGTTTGGATTGTCGTCTTGCGGTACGTTTGGTTTAGGTCGTTGTCCTGTAGCAACCATCTTAACCATCTCAGCATACTCACCCGGAGCTACTTTATTCAATGCGTTTAATGCTGCTCTTAGAATAGCTTCCAAATCATCAATTGCACTAGGAATTGCCAACATGCTAATTTGACTAATAATTTTACTTGTTGCCGGACTTAGTTGGTCTGCTGTACCTAACGTATTCTTGCTGTTAGGATCAGCGTTCGCTGGCATTGGCTTTCCGGCTGCTTGTGGTTGAGCAGTAGCCCCACCGTTACGGTTTTGCATGCCGATTTGATACAATACGTCACCTATTTTAGACGAATCTTTTGTACGTGCTGCTGAATTTAATGCTTGCTGTTGCTGAGTAGTTAAAGGACCCCAGTTATTCTTCTGGATGTATGACTGTAGATATGAAGTGGGGTTAAATGCACCGCCACCACCTCTTGCAAGAGTATCAAATTCTGCTTTGAAATCTTTAACGTAGTTATCTTTTCTAACTGCCATTTTTGCATCTGCACCACCAAAGCCAGTAGCCTTGAACAATCCCTTTTTAAACGCACTAGGTCCGGTGTTTGTTTTAGTTGCTACTTGCTTAGGAGCTGCTTGAGTTGGCGTTTGGGCGGCACCTGCGTTAGGATTTCTTGCATTCTTCCAAACCGCAGCTTCTGTGATTACGTCTTTAATTTTCATCGTTTTTCCTGATACTCTTGGAAAATCTAGATTGGTCTCGTGACTTGATTGCCCCGAGTAATTTTCGCTCAAGAATAGCTGCCACCTCAGGATCATAGTTCTGATTAATCATTTCTAATAGATTAATCGCACTAGTGATAATATTGTGGGCTCGGCTTTCGATGATGTGTTTAGTATCACGTTTCTGACCGATCGACTCTAACTCCTCTAAGAGGCTGCGTGTATTCTTTTGCATAAAATAGATATCCTATCAGTATTTATCATCTTTTCAGATTGTTGAGCATTGCTTTTAACTTACTGCCCTGGACATCTGCCACTACTTTTTTCTCTAGAGGCTCTAGAATTTCCCCAGTATCGGGGTTAATAATATCAGTCGTGCTATTCAACGTAGACTGAGGTTTCAACTGACTCATAATATCATTAGGACTCGGAGCCGGACGATACTTAGCTTGCTGTTCTGCATAACCATCAGGATCTTCATCAGTGATACGCATTGTGTCAATATTGTAGTCTAAGTCAATCTTTTGACCAACACCAGTAGAACTACGTGACTTCATACACTGCATTTGATACTTCCCACGCTCACGCATACTACGACTTGTGAAGATACCGAACACGTTATCCGCTGTGTTAATCTTTGAAATACCACCTGCGATATGACTATGGTCGAATTCAACTTCTTCAACGGCTGAACGATTCAACTGTGACGCTGTAACTAACAATACACCTAGTTCTTTAGCTAAGTTACGCAATTCTTCTGAAACATACTTGTCTTTAATGAACTGGTCGTTAGGGTTAACTTTAACAGATACAGGCATAACCAAATCTAAGTAGTCAACCATCACAAAGTCAACTTTGATACCTGTTTGAATTTGAACTTCTTTCAAGTATGAACGAATGTCGTTAACGTTTGATTGAGCAGGTAATGCTTTCACCCGATATTGACCTGACTTCTTGGCAAGCATCTTGACCTTCAAGTGAGCATCATCAATGCTTCTACGAATGTCTTTTGTACCCATGCTAGTTGCCATCGCATCAGTACGCAACGATGTAAGTTCTTCTGAAAGTTCAAGCGTGATATAAACACCACTCATACCTGTACTCAACCAGTTCAACGCTAAGTTCATCATAACAAGAGACTTACCTGAACCTGAGCCACCTGCAAAGATGTTCAATTCACCACGAGACATACCACCGTAAAGAATCTTATCCATTTGGGGCCAGCCTGTCGAGACCTGTCCACCTGCATTAAAGTACTTGTTGATACGTGCTTTAGGGTCAAAGAAGTAATCTGTACCCATGTCTTTCTGTAGACTAATTTGCACAGCATCTTTGATTAGTTTTTCAACAGGATCAAAGTCGCCCTTCTCAAGCATATCAGCTGCCTTAAGAATAGCACGTTCAAGTTCTTGCCGCTTAGTAAAAGCCTCAAAGGCATCTAAGAACCACTCATTGTGACCTTCATTAAGTTCAGGAATAGATTCAATATCAATTCCTGTCATTGCTTTAATCTGAGTTGTATCAGGAAGTACCTTATACTTGTCAGTATGTTCTTTGAACAGTTCAGCCGCAGGTCTTAATGACTTGTCAAAATTCTCCGAATTCATAATGTTCATCACACGAGTGTATAAACTCGCATCTGTTAACATCATGCGCAAAAATAATTTCTGTACGTCTGGTGTGTAGTCTAGTTGTTTTTTAGAATCCGTTTTGTTTGCCAATCTTTTTCCTCTGCATTTCTAATTTTATTTTACTCATTGTAGCATTTTGTAGTATTGAAAGTACAGTAGCAAGTTTGCCGTACTTTACAACTGCATCGTTTACGTCTTTGATGCTAGGTTCCCAGTTAGGTAAACTAACACTATACCCTAATTCTAATGCTCTATCAATCATCTTTAATCCCGTCTTATCGAAATCGGGTACTACGATGATTCTTCTGTTTAGTTGTGCAAGCAACACCGCCTGTTCAGGGCTAATGTCATCATGCATAACTGCCACACCATCTATGCTAAGTGCGTCAAAGATTCCTTCGGTTACAATACATACCTGCCAATCTGGACTTTGTATATCAATGTTGAATACGTAGCCAGCTTGTTGGTCGTTAATATATTTTGGTATTTTTTTATCGAGGTATCTACTTGTGTTGCCGACAATCATATTGTTATAAGTGTACGGAACAATGACACGATTCTTATTTCTGCCGCCCATTGAATCATCATGGGGTGTAACTAAGAATGGATATGACTCTATATCTATCTTGCGTCCTTGCAGATAATCTACGAATACTTTGTGTTCTGGGTTATTTTTATCTAAGAGTTCACCGTCTGGTAATTTCTTCTCAGCAAATGCAATACGCTCTCTGCGCTTTGGCTCGATGTAGTCGAGCAGGTCTTTGTGTTGTAGACTCTCAAGACTCCAACGTTGTACTTGTTCTTTGTCTACCCCACACCATTGTAGAAAGTCTCTAGTTTTGGGTGTTATTGACTTGCCTAATTGAAATCCACAACTGAATCTACAATTGAAGCAGTGCATAATCCAATTAGTCTGTCCGTCAAACTTTATGCCGCCGCGACCTCTACGATCCGATTTGTGACCGCGATGACCGCAACAAACCGCATTGAAGCTAGTCCAACCGCTACTTGTGTTTTTCTTTTTACCGGGAATGATTGAAAGGATATCGAACATGCTTTGCTATTATAACAAAGTATGTATACGAAAGCAATAGAGTTGGTAATTATCTTACGACTAATTTATCCACAGTGCCCTGTGAACTAACGAATTCGACACGAACATATGGATGAAAACCTTCGATAGTGTAAACATCACCCTGTGTGCTTTCAATGTAAGAAGTTGAGCCACCTATGTTATACCAATCACCGTTAGGAACAGTGGAACCTTGGACCTGTGCAGTACCACTGTAATCTGTCAAAAATGATTGGATAGTAAGAACCGGGTTGTATTCTGTATTGATAATATCGCTGTAGAACGTTACAGTATTATTATTTGGGGCAGTATGTGATGGTACACCCATTTCCATCGATGGCACGTGAGCTGGTAGAATACTATTAGTAATTTCAATCGTACCTCTTGCGCCTGCATCTCCTGCAACAAATACAGGTAAGTCAAATGAGTCTACTGGAATCTCTATAGAATAGACTGCTTTTTGGGCTTGCATGATATCAAGTTCAGATGATTGGACACGCAATTCCATCAAACCGGTAAGTGGTAAAACAGGATGTAATGCTGATTGAAGCAATGTTACTGTTCCGGCGCTACTGATGATTCTACAAGTGATTTCCTTACCTGTTACGTCAATTGGTTTTTGTTCTTGATTTAAGAACTGGAACTGTATTCTATTGTCAACTCCTTTGTGAAGTTTTAGATTCTTAGCGTACACGGTTTGGTATCTCCTTGGTGATGAGCCAGTAATCAACACAACGATTTGTCTTGGGATGTAAAAATAAACTGATGTTGAGTACACTATATGGCTCCTTATACTCTATTTATGACAAATAAAATAATGGGTTTTGCCCGAAGATAAATATTCCTAGACGACAAAAATAATGATTCACAACGAATTCTTCCAGAAACTAACCGAAAATCACCCGTTCATCACGGTATGTTCTTACGCAGGACAGGACTATGTGGGGATTGTCCAAAACAGGGACGATATCGTTACCACTATATACGATTACGGCTCTATCATTGAGCATAATATGCGTGAAAGATTTTTAGAACTAGGGGACATTTGGTGGTGGGAATCCAACAGATTAGTCCCCATTAATATGTTCTTAAAGGATGACTGGTCGATGTTCAAGCCATATCTAAGAACATTCAACAACAAGAGCCTAACAGTTATTCACGGACCTATATGTAGTATGCTTGAACTAAGCAAACGCAAGAGCAAAAGAAAATCAATTACTCTCGTCAAGAGAATGTCCTAATCCCTCAGCAAGTAGATTCATATGCACTACGACTAGATTTGCGTAGGCAATAGCATGACTTTTCTTAAAACTGTATCCGTCATCATACTTCTCCCACACCGACTTAGCAACATCTTTCCAAGATAATCCAATCAAGTACTTCTTTGCAGGACGAATCGCTGCAAGAAACATCGCAAGTCTGGGAATACTATCAATAGGTTCAGGCATCTTTTGCATACTGTTGTAGTGATTGCTCAAGTGAATCAACTTCTCAACAAAAGACCTATCGTTAAGTTTAGACCAATCAGGTTCTCTCATTAACTCAATTAAATGCTGTTCATCACGTACATGTGTGTAAACGTGAACATTCAACAAGTCTAACTTAAAATAGCCACGTGCTTCTGCGTCAGTGTAGTCGATATTAGCCATATTGTTTAGTGCATCATATGGCACATCAGTGATGTGTACACCTGTTGCATGTTTACGTATAGGCGTGACATTGCGCATCGCAGCAGGAATGTGCTTGATGTGTTCTAAGATAGCATCACGACTACCAAAGTCAATGTCAATATCTGATTGAAATTTCATCGTGGCGCCATCAATCCTGCTTTAATCATTTTCATATATGCTTGTTGCACAACAATAGCTTGTCGTTCGGCATCCTCTACGGCTTTGTGACTAGTAACGTGTCCACCGTCTTTAAGTTTAACCCCTGCAACTTCATATAAAGTTCGTGTATCTCGTACCGACCAGAAAGGCCAGGGTATAGGATTAGGTTTGTCAGATACTTGTCGCCATGCATGTTCCATAACAACACAGTCAAAACTTGCACCGTTACTCCATACTGCTCTACGATTCCAACAAAACTTGTACAATTTCTCCATACAATCTGCAAATGATTCCCTGCCCCAATCGCCCATTGCTTCTTCGATGGCTTCAGGAGATTGCTCACCCCACCAGCGTAGCGTATCATCGTTGATGGTTCTTCCATACTTGTCTGTTTGGTCTTCAATTGTCGGGCGTAGTTCTAACCGTTCAACAACACCTGAACCCTTAGGGTCAAATCTCACTGCACCAATAGTTAGAATCACACAATCAGGTGTTGTATTCAAACTCTCGATGTCAATCATAATATCATTTGCCATTTTTGTTACTCGTATAAGGTTGTTCTATTCTAGGTAATCCGCAATCAGCACAGTTGCATCTAGCTACTGATGTGCCCATCCATTCATTGCGCTCAATCACTTCATAACTTGTCCATCGATGCCATCCTAAACGACACTTCCATGATTGTATAGGTTTAAGTCCTGCGACTGTTCGCCATGTGTTCTCTGCTGTGTTCATGTCTTCCACATTTCATACATAAATTTTAACTTGTCGTCCCATATCTCAACATTGATAGTGCCAGCAGTGGTGTTCAGCATAAAGTCCCATCCTGAGCCACGGTCTCCCATGTTCGCTCGTAGCCATTTTACAATAGTTGCAGGATCTTCTTTCTTGAACCTAAAGTCATATATGTAGTATGTTCTACCACCCCAAGTAGACTTAGTATCCCTACACTCGGTGGTGTTTTTTGCCGGTAAGGGCACGTATGTGCCTGTACTTCGTCCTAATGCTGAAATTGCCATGTTATAGATAAGTTAATGAAAACCATGTTGCTAACAATTCCGTATAGAATGTGAACACAGTATGTCTATTATACTCTAAATGACCATTAATGTAATCATGTTTGGGCGTAAAGTATTCAAAATCAAAGTCAACGCCCTGCACATACCCGCGATGGCGCAGCTCTTTAACTACGTCCAAAACTTCGCCGGATCTCCAATCAGGTACCGTAACTTTTTTCATTGCGGGAACATCAACAAAAAGAAAGTTGCCATTCTTTCATCTTCTAGCGTTAGTTTCCAAACGCGGTGATGACTGGTGTATGACTCACCGTCACTCGTTTCTTTTATCACCTGCTCATTGTATTCTTTGGCAACCCAACCCTGACCACCGATTGAGTTATGCAAGTAGTGCATACGTGGTCCGATATTCTTTGCGAGCCATTGTTCTTCTGAGCCGCGAAGGTGATGTTTAAGATTTATTGTTATTCCCATCTCAATCTAAACAATGTTACGAACTCATCCTTACATAACATTATTTCTCCGAATTCAGTATTGTCTATCCAGTAGCTGTCTTCAATGTCTTCACGATACCCACTAGGTCCGAAGTTTTTCTTGCACCATTTCTTAATCTCTTTGGCGTCAACTTCTCCTTGACCCTTCCATGAGACAGTATGGATGTTCCTTTTACTACCGTAGTAGTTTTCTTTTCTGAATGTAAACGAACTCATCCGAACCTCAACAAAAAGTTAATGTACTTTTCTTCGTCAATAATCTCAGCACCTAGTACAACTACTGCATGTCCGTGTTGTCCGAATTCAACTTTTAACCCATGCTCTTGTTCACAAAACGTATCAAAGTGCTGGTCTTCTTCATCTAATGGAAGTGTTTCTCTCTTCCAGGTTCTGACTGCTTTTGTTATTGTTTGAATCAATTCCGGCGTTACTTCTACTGTACTCATATTATTCCCATCTTAACACAAACCAATTACGGTCTTTCTCTGTCCTAAACCAAAACTTTGCATTGTTTACATACCATCTGCTGTTCGGCGTCCATACACCATCTTCAGGTGTAGGACCGAATGTCTCAACACACCACTCGACCATTTTATTCCAAGTATCAACACCACCCCAATCTTGGTCTAAGTCCCATGAGGGAATAGGTTGTATAGTGTAATATCTAGCACCATACACTCGGCCCTCTTCACATATTAAGCCTGTCATATCCAACGCCATATGAACCACTGATAGTCTTTCTCTCGTTGAAAGTAGTATGTGACCCCTTTACCCTCATGCACAATGTAGATTCTACTACGGATATTTTCTTGTAGATTATCCCATAGCCATTGCTCACGCTCTTGAACCTTCTCATCATCAACTTCAAAGCCGTGTTCATCTCCAACAGTCTTAAAGAAAGAACTGTAGGGCCATATCTCTTTTTTAAGTACTCTACTCATAGCCACCTCAAGCTGAACCACTCGGCGTGTTCTTTTTTCTTAAACATATATGTAGTACCAAAGTTACTCCAAATCTTCTTTTCCACGCCTATCGTGAAATTACACCATTCTTCAATCTCAACAGGATGCTTCATGTCTTTGAATCGTTCAAGTCTCACTACGTACCAACCGTTCATTTTCATCATGTCAACCATAATTTCATTGTCAATTTCTTCTTGGATAATCTTTGCGTATGCTGTTGCAATTGTATCTAAGTCGTTATCTCCGGCCTTCATTGTATAGTTGGCACTAAATTGTTTCATGTCCATCTTAGTGTCATCCAAGTTAAAAATTCTTCGTTCACCAAAAGTCTTACCATCGCATAATGACAGCCGTCTGTTTCTTCTGCATACTTCCACATGTGCGGGGGTTGAGTAAGCACCCATTGTTCAACGATTGGGCTAACATCAATTGCTATGCAGTTATGTGAGTATAACACAGTTTCGTTTTGATTCTCAACAATTAGGTAAGGCTTGAACCCAACCATCCCGTTTTCTACTTTAAATGGGCTAAATGGGTCACCGGGCTTAGTAAACTTTTCAGTAGCTTGTTCTTGAACCTTGCCACCGAACACCTTTAGCATTCTGTTTATCTTTTCTAACATTAACTCCACCTCAACTTAAACCACATTGCATCTTTCTCGTCACTGAAAAAGTAATCTACTTTAGAATTATCAAAAGTGTTGTATCCATCCATGTGTATATCATTGCTAATATAACTCGGGCAATGTTCTTTAGCCCAATCAACTGGTGCCCATAATGGGGTGTATGGTATTGTAACTGTCATGACCATTTCAACACAAACCAAGAAAACTTCTTTTCATCGATGACATTGTATCCAACTATCTCGTTATGATAATCTGACAACAGTACCTCTACCCCGCATTTGGTTTCTAGAAAATGTAGGTAAGCATCTTCTTTGATTTGACCAGTGATAACTTTTGCTTCTGGTGGCAACTCAATAGGCTTTTTCAGAAATTCATTCTGCCCTTGTCTAACTACAATCTTTTTTACAAGTTCTAAATCCATCATGACCACCTCAATATGAAAAATGTTCTATCTGCTTCTGAGTTAAATGCCCAATGCTGTTCCGGGTTGTCACTAAAACTACCTTGCTTGTTCATTAACAAAGTCTTATAGTTCTGCACCATCCATGTCCAATAGGGTGTTTCAAAGTGATTGATATGGTCACGAAAGTATGTGTTTGAGTTTAACCAGTATGGTTCTTTCTCGCAGTAAACCATTATCTACTCAATTCTTTTATCATGTTAAATTTACTAATAGCATCAAGTACGGTATTCCAGGCATCAACTTCTGCTACACTCGGTAAATGGTCAGTGGAATCGTATGGATCATGAGCTGGTAGTTCTGACCAAAGACTAACCCTAAGACCATGCGAATGGGTCGCACGTGATTCTCTCCAATCAGTATACTCGCTATCCCAATAATATACTCCGTAGCCCTCACTATCATCACCTAGTGATGGTTTCTTATAAGCAAGGTAATAACCCTCTTTAGAAGGTCTATGGTCTTCTATATGGTACCAAATACTTGTAATCATGTCCACCTCAACAAAAACATCATATAGTCTTGTTCATTCATAAAAGCAAAGTAAACAAAGTCAATTCCGCCGATATCATTAAAAGTGTCTTCATATACTCTATGAATGTCCATGCGATACTTGAATCTACATTTACTTTCACACCAGTCACGCATATCTTCGTAACCAAATCTAATCCCACCGGGACCATAGTCATACACTACGCTGTAAGCATAACTAGTTTTTCTATCTGCTACATAGACATGTTTATATCCACAATAGTAGTCGCTAACTCTATTAGCTTGGTAATGAACATTAGAGTCACGGCAATGCCGGTAGACTCGCCAAGAACTATAGCCACTCTTTTCTAGCTTGCGTTTGGCTTTCCAAACTCTATATCTAGCTTTTAATCTTAGTGCCATCATAAGGACAATATATCAAATGCCGTAGCATACTGTACTTCAGGTTCCATGTGAAAGCCCGAGCCCCATATTACCCAAACCTTACGCTTATATGCTTTTGTCCAAAACAAAGGAGCACCTGTAATGCTTCTACGAGGCCAGATGACAAACGTTTCTTTCCATGGATAGCAATCTGCTCCATCAGTGATAATGTCTGTGCGTCCCATTTCTGCTCTATCTAAATTCCATCCTAGACTTCTAGTCCAATCAATTTTCATACTCTGTATGAGGCCATTGTTTTGTCTTCTAATATCTCACCTGCAAACGCATACATAAAAGCTAGATAAGCATCACGCAATTCAAAATGAATCACATCACAGTTATCTTTGCGTCTAAATGCATGTTCGATGTGCCAGCGACTGAATGAACCTTTACCGGGATAATCTTCACACCATGTAAACATTTCATTAGTAACCATAGCTACTTTAAACTGATAGATGAATGAGGGGTTTTGATTGCCGCCGCCGCCATAGAACTTTTCCATAGTTATCTCTGTAATATTGCCCACATGTCAAGTTTGTGTTTCATGTCTTCTGCTTTTCTTTCAGCGGTTTGACGGTCTTTGATTGCTTGGTCTTTAAGATACTCGGCTGTTGTGATTTCTTGTTTCAATTCAGCAAATACATCCATGATAGTTCTTGCTTGTAGGTTCTTAATTTCTTTCTGGTCTTGCGCTGACATAAAATGCAAGTGCTCAATCTCACCTTCAAGATGACTGATATACTGTCCGGGATGGTAATCACACCCGTTCACTATGCTACGAAAATTACAGAATGTATCATCCATACCTGCATACTCTAAGTCATCGATGATTGCACCTTTAGTGCGTTGCATGATTGTAGCAAGACGAACTCGCACAGGGTCCTCATCATAACGAATGATGTGGTCGATAAGTTCATTATCTGTTAAGTGATTCAAATTCATTTTTAGCTCCATCGTAACATAAACCATTCGTAATCTTTGCTATCTCTAAAGAAAATCTGGTCTTCATAAGTGTGTACCCAACGTGACCATGCATCGGGGAATCTAGGCTGAGGTCCGAAGTTGTCAGTACACCATTCTTGTACCTCATTGTATTTTCTATGGTCAAAATTTGCTTTGAACCAGTTAGCACGACTGAATTGATATTTAGGTTTCATAATCTTTGGTATGTAAGGTTCATAGTAGAAACCAAGTGTACATAGTTGTTTTTGTGCAGTCATCATTATCTCTTTGCACAAGTTTTCTTGGTAGGGGTGAAGTTTGTAATTCATGACCACTTTAATGAAACATACATGAACAATGATTCATGTAAATTGTATGATGATGTATAGTGCATTGACGACCAGGGTACTGAACCTTCAAAACACTTTTCCTCGTTTTCTTCGCATTGTTTTTGTAGCCACGCATCTAGTGAATTGCTATGCACAGCAATAGTAAACCACTTGCTACCGTCAAACTCAGTTTCTTCGGTCACGGTGAATCTAGGTGCAGTTATAGAAGCTACACTCACTGTATGAGGGTACATACTAGAGATATCATTGTTTAAAATATTCATAGCCACCTCAAACTAAAATGAATCGCATCTTCTTCTTTGTAAAAGTAGAAGTCCATATAATATGTTGTTGGATGAGTACTATACCTTGTACCGGATAAACCAAACTGCTCGATTGCCCAAGCACATGCTTCATTCCAATCGGTAATGATTCCACCTTTCTTCCAGGGGATGCGTACTCTAGTACCCCGCCAGTGTGAGGGTGTCTCTAATTTGCTGTCTAAGATTTTCACATCAGCTCCAGCGAAGAATGAACCAAGCCTTTTGAGCCTCTGACTTGAATTCAATATAATTGCTATTGTATAAATTAACAGCACCGTACTCTGCTAACTTGTCCTCGAAACTATGAAGATGATCCATCATGTCAGTACTATCTTCTATACCATCGCAGAAGTTACCAAACGCGGCAGCACCCGTAGGGTCATCAATTACGTCTAGTAATTTAATATCCGGCAGCTCGGAGGGTATCTTGGATTTGTTGTTTAAGATTTGCGTCACGGTGAAACTTCAATGCCCATTGTTCTGGATTTATGTAATCAGTAATCATTGTAACTTGGGTCTGATTTAAAGTCTCTAGAAAACGGATACCACTGTCGCTACAATACAACATCCATGGACTTATTTTACCCGAACAGATACCGTGACACACTCGATTTGGGTTTGCGTACCGAAATACGTCATTGGGTTGAATTTCGGACAACTCTGCTAGGGTAGTACAATACTCTACACCTCGATAGATTGCATCATACGCATCTTCTTTGCGTAGGAACTCACATAAAAACTTATTATAAGTAGAATCAGTGTTCCAGTTGTCTAGTTTAATTTGCTGTTCAAGTAGCCAATCTACGTATCTAGGTATATTAATTACTTTTGAATCTACACAGTATGATCCGAACTTTGCAAACGCAATGTAATAAGGACTAGTAATGAATTCTTGGTAAGTTCTATTCTTAGACTTACTCATGCTGTGCTTTTCATAGAATCTAACCCAACACTGGAATCCGATTCTATTTCCGGGATGTTCTTTATTAAGCCATCTACTTTTTCTCTCACATAGATGACTTACTAAGGTACGTTCACGTGCAAACTCTTTCTTACAGAATTCACAGGAATACTTACTCGTTACCGAGGTCTCTTTCATACGCTCTAATGTCTTCATCTGTTACGGTTTGTGCTAATACTTCAATATCTGAAATTTTCAAATCAGGGAATCTTTTCGCAAGATAGACTTTTTTCTTGTGTTCTTCTACAAAGGCTTCACTAATGAGTGCAAGTGATTCACTATCTGCTTTGGGATAAATCTTAGCATAGTATTCCTTAACGTCTTTGAGTTTGGGAGTTTCTTTTAGTGTTGCGACTTTGCTTGACAAGTGAGGGATCCATTGATGGAACTTCTTACCTAATCCGGGGCTTGCAGCACACAACATCAGCCATTGTAGTTTAGGATGCTTTTGTACATACTCATTGAAAAGATGCTTGTTAGCTGAATACTCAGTACTCATTACATAATAGCCCTGCACACCACCGTTGTCTTTAACTGCGCTCATCCAGTGAGTCATCATGTAGGGAACAAACTTCTTTTGTTGCTCCTCTGTCATATTGTCGAGATAGTTGTAGTCTTTGCGATCCATAGCCGCAAGTGCTTCAAACAAGTCGAAGTCTTGCTTTTCTAGTTTCTCGTCTTTGGGGACTGCTGGTTTCTTTGTTGCCATATTACCAAGATTGCTGATAGTCTACAATTTCACAGTTACGACTAATCTCTTTGACAAAGTAAACGCATCGTGGTTTATCAGTATCATCAATCGGTACACACAAGAACTGACCGTTCTTTAGTCGAGGGGCGTACCAAGTCACATCATGGTAAATATCTACAATCTCAATGTCTTGGAAACTAGGTCTAAATGCCGAGAGAGGATTGAATTCAAATGCCTTAAAACCTCTATCATTGATACTCGTAAGCGGTAATGTTTCTAAGTCTCCTACTTCTGGTTCGCCGATTAGAATCTGCCAATCTACTGGCATCTTGATAGTCTTGTCACCAATGCGTAACACGAGCGCGGGACTGTTAAATGATTCTAAAAAGATTAGTGGAATGTAATGATAGTCTACATTAGAAGGGGTACTATTGTCTAAGATAGCAAATCGCAAGTCATCTACTTCTTCGGGTAGTGTCTCAAGATTGTAGTATTGGTTGTCGAGGGTTAATATACGCATAGTCTTATTGTATCACTTATAATCAATTTTCTCTACGCTAAACGGGTAGTTAGCCTCTTTGTAGAAGGCTTTGCGTTGTGTCAAATGTCGTTTTGCGAATTTACAGGAACTCGTAATATCCCAGATTTGTACAAAGTCCTTATCTTCTGCCTTTCTAATACCTCTTCCAATAGACTGGATAACTCGAACAAAGCTCTTTCCGGGTTCCACAAGAACCAGATTGAAAATCCTAGGAATATTAATACCCACAGCGGCCACACCATAAGTCGCCACAATAACCTTGTTAGTAGCTGTAGCCACTTCATCATACTGTTCCTTTCGTTCTGTCATGTCTGTGCCACCTGACACAAAACTCACTTCATAATCTAATCTAGCTTTAGTAAACGCTTCACTAAGTCTAGTTTGAATCTCTCTGCCGGCTGCAACTCTGTCAACTAATATAAGAGTGTTACCGGTATCTTTAATCTTATCAAGCATTGTGCAAATCTTCACTAAACGCTTGTCGTCTTCTAGCAAGAACTTTAGCTCACTTTGGTAATTGCTGAATTCTGTTTTGTCTTGCAATTGAACAATGTTTACGTGACACTGTGCAAGCACACCCATCTCTTGTAAAGTACTTGCTGAGAGTTTGTTGATAACATTACCTAACGACACATACAATGCTTGTGCTTCAAAGATAGCTTTAGGTATAGTTCCAGTCAATCCGAATCTGATTGGTATGTTACTCATCACGCCAGTTAACAACTCTTTCAACACATCAGCTTTAGCCATGTGAACTTCGTCAACCATGACACAAACAACACCTTCAATAAATTCACCGATTGGAATCTCTGCTTCATCTGCTTTAGTCTTCTTCATCATGTTGCCAAGACTTTGCCATGTACAAATAGTATGTGTCTTACCATAGTCTTTTCTATCACCAAAGTATACACCAACGTCAAGACCCAAGTTGATATAGTCTGCTTCTGTTTGAACAACGAGACTTTTGTTCGGTACGATAACGATACTGCGACCATACTTCTCGACACTAGCTGATAACGCCGCAGTGATAAGAGTCTTACCTGCACCCGTAGCAATCTCTTGAATGGACTGTGGATTCTTTAAGAACTCATTGATAATCTCAATTTGATAGTCACGCAATACGACAGGTTGTCCTGCGATAGGATGCTTATCAGGCCATACTTTGTGTGCGAATGTCTTCTCGGTTACTTCATCAAAGTTAAATGTAGTTGAATACTCACGCAAGTCTTCCAACTGAATGTCATATCCTGCATTGTCCAAGAAGGGTAGAATTTCTGGAAGTAAGTTAACATACGTACTGCCACCTAGACTAAAGAAACTAATCTTACCGTTCCATCTACCTAATCGGACACTCGGCAAATATCGTGCACCAGGCTTCTCGTATTCGAACTTCTTCATCAACGCTTTGCGGTCCCCTATTTCTAGTCCCTCAATTTTTACGTTGACTTCATCTCTGATAATTAGTTTACATTCTTTCATTTAATCTCGATTGGTTTATTGTTTCCTAGGAAGATAGTCTTACATCCACCTAGCTTTGACACTGATTGTCCGAATCCCCATAGAGCAGTGTTAATCACGACTGGGAATTCATATTTAGTTTGATTGATACGCTCTGCAACCGTATTTCGTTTTAGTAAGTCTACTTCGATTTTGTTCTGCTTTAGCAAAGACTGTAGTTCACTTATATGCGTGGAACTGTTATTTTTGAATGTTTCTAGAATCAACACGTAATCGCATTTGATGCCTACTAAGTATCTCACTAGAGTGCCAATGTCTGACAGATTGATAACATTATTGTACGTTGTAGCAAAGTCTATTAACTTAAACCCTTCATCTGTATTCCAAAGCTCTTCGGCTGCGTCTACTAATATTGATTCATCAATCGTTACACCGGCAGCAGTTAGTCTGGCTAATGTTGCAGTGTCAGCATCCAGTGTGATATGTTTTAACGCTTCGTCTATTACATGATTTGTGCAAGCAATCATATAATTTCCATTGACTTTAACGTATGTAGGGTCCCAACAAGTTGCTTCTTCTAAGTCAGCAAAATCATTAATCACTGATTTTGAAATATCACAATAGTTAACTGCAGGATAATTTTTATCTAAACACTCAATCACGTGCTTTAAGGTATACTCACAGTATACAGTAGTCCACAGTCGTTGCTCTTTATTCCAAGTTACTGGAATTTTAGAATCTTTGATTTGATTGATGAACTCTTTTTTAAAAGGACTTCTTATCTCAATGACATTATCATTTACAGTACAATAGGCGTCGGTGTATTCAGGTAAACTTTCTACTGGTGTAGAATGCCAAAGTAAGTTAACCATCTCATTGGCATCAATCTCTTGCTTTCTTAATTGTTTTTCATAACGCAGGGTTATTTTGTTTAACAATGCCGATTGATTAGTAGTTACCGGGGACTTTTTAGTAGCCTGAATTACTTGAAGACTTGTTAGGAAGCGGCGGTCGTATGTTCCTAAACTAATGTTTTGCAACAGGTAATATACTAATTGTTCTTTTGTGTTTGGCTTCACGTTTGTCATTCAAACATTATACTACGTGTGTTCACAAAAAGCAACAACAAAGGACAAGAAAGGGGACCTAAGTCCCCTTTTATTATTTGTTGAAAATTCGTTTTACCTTGAATCCCTGTTCATATAGTTCATCAGCTTCATCCTGACTGAAACAATCAAACAAGAACAAATCACCATCATAAATTTCAAACATAGTTACTCCAACAAAAGAACCGTTCGGTTCACATGGTTACAATGACAGCAGTACCGTTGACGATACCGCGCTCTTTTACTGAACGTACTGTGCCACGGAGTGTGGCTACCTAGTTCAGCATCCTGCCAGCGAGTCCAGTTATGAATGCCGATTCGACACCACCAACTGGACACTAGAAGCTCCTCGTCCTTCAATGCACGAATTGTATTTCTATGCTCATTCATCACGCAATTTGTCAAAGATACGTTCACGCTCAACTAAGAAACATTCAAACGCTGCCTTGACAATGTTGTAAAAGAAGGTAAACACTGCAAGCCAGAAACCGGATGCTCCGATAAGTTGGACTGTCTCTTTACTTTCAATCAACCAAGCAGATAACAATAGTGTCACTAGCAAGGTAATCAATGAGAGAATAAGAAATCCGGCGATAGCAAAGAATGAATCAGGGGCACCCTTCTTCAATTCATATCTGAAATTTTCAGCGAGGTTGAAACAACCTCCGAAGATTCGCATAAAGCACCATTTGAAAAATGCTAGATACATACGCCAATTCATGCGTTACGCTCCATAGTAGTGCTGCTCGTCTGGGTGATCCTGCTCGGCAAGTTCAGGGGTATTCCAAACGTTTCGTGCTTGCCATTCTTTGACTTTTGCCAAACGCTCCTCGTCTGTCATTTCGTGACAGCGTGGATTACGATCCGATTGGCGAAGCATTTCTACACCTCGTTTAAATATATTCATAGCTTTACCTGATTAGTAAACACCCGATACATGAATAGCATCATGCACATTGCTAACATCGGGACTGATAACACTAAAAGAGTGTCAATATTTTCTAACAACCAATTCATCATGCACCTTTCATACAAGTTGCTTTAGCAAGTTCGCGCCAGTTAGTGCTAATCTTCACGAGGTCAGCAATCTTCAAGCACATACGCAAGGACACTTCACGTAATTTAGAATGATTAGCTTCGATAAACTGCATCACTTCGTCAGTTTGAACTTGGTCAAAGTCATAGTCAGCAAACAAGCCGCCGTCAGCATCACGATGCACTTGCTTGATACGCAACATTTTGTCACGCTCAGTATCAACAGTCAGGTCCAAGAAGTGACTACGTGATTGGAGAGCATCCAAGTGAGGTGTCATCTTGCTTGCTTTTTTGCTATCGAAAGTTTTGTTTGTAATGAAGATGATTGAACCTTCAAAGTTGAAAGTGTTTGGCACACCCTCGTCACGCAACAAACGACTATCTTTGTTCCAAGAGATACGGCGAGTCTTACCTGAATCGAGGGCACCTTTGAGAACGTTAACTGCATCTTGGTCATCCCAAATGTCACAGTCGTCAAACACGAGAACGTTTTTCTTGTCAGAGAATTTGTAGAGTTTTGCGAACAAGCCGATGCCTGACATTGCACCTTTGACAATCTCAAAGCGAGGACGCTTGCCTTGAATCTTATCAAACATAGATGCTTTTTCCATCTGTGTGATAACACCGTGTGACTTACCGATACCTGCAGGACCTGTCACAATCATAGCACGAATGTCGCCTGCAATACAGGCACGAGACATTTCATCAAGCACTGCGAATCGTGAGGCAATACGATCCATTGCTTCTTCTTCTGTTTCTTTTTGTGTCACTTTTACTTCATCATTGGCTGAATGTGTAGCGTCAGTCACATATTCAATTTGTTCAATGTTGTCAACTAACACGCGCACATCTTCAATGTCAATATTGAATTGACCTTCATTCTTTACAGTGATATAACCACCTTTAGCACCTAGTTGATAACCTTTCACAAGTGTGAAAGTTTGATTGATAACTGGCTGTTTACGATATGAACCTGAACGAACGAGAACTGTGCTTGACATGTGATTTCCTGTACTTTGTGACTTAAAGATGTTATTATATACCCGAAACGATTAATTGTCAAGCCGCAAATTCGGGCAGTACAACCTCGCGGGCTTGTAGGATCAAGTCGCGGACAGCTTCACGGTCTACTGAATCTTCACAGAATTCAACACCACGTGCCTCGCAACGCATTTTATGGATTGCAGTAGCAATGTTGACTTGGATTTCGTTGAAATTGAACTCGGGATAAAGTTCGCTCTCGGGACCATAGAAACTCATAACATAGCTAGTGAATTCTGACATAATGTTCCTTGTTTTGTTGCTGTCTAAGTATCTATTATACAACCAAAACCATTTATTGTCAAGCCTGTACTAGCTTCCAGTTATTAACTTTAAAGTACTCAAAATCATCATTGGTCTGACGACTGAAATTTCCTGATATTTGTAGTACTTTTTCAGTATTAAAAATATGGTCCCAAACATGTTGTAACGGGTTGTCTTTTGTTAAGGACATCATTACGCCAGCGTTTAACTTGTCATCTACCATCCAATATTGTATAGAGGTAGTACTGCGAGTTTTTCGAGTGATAGTTTTGATTGGTGTTAGATTGACGATAGTACCCAAGAACTTTGGAGTCCCGTTGCTATCCATACGATTGAACCCTTGATTAGGTGTTACTTGCAGACGTACCTCATCCAGACTAATATCATAGTCGTAAAAAGTAGGTAAGTAACAAATCATGCCGATATCTTTTTCCTTAAAGACTAATCCATCTGTATGCACGAATCTATTCATATCTTGTCTGAATTGCGTCATAACAAGTTTTTCACTTAACTTACCGAACATCACTTTTTTACTGTAGTAATCGCGGATTGATGCTGCCTTCTCTTTGTCACTAGTGGTTACGTTCTCCACTACTTTCTTATCTAGGATTTGAAAACCATATTCTTTATTATTGCGCATCCGTTGTAGGGCACAACTTAATGCTAGAACGTCAACTGGTGTTTCAAACATCTCATATTTTTTAATGCCATGATGGTAACTGGTGCCGATGCCACTGAGATTGATTGTCGTGTCAGGAGACCAAGAGGGACTGAGCGTTACGGTTGAATTTAAATTTTTAAATGATTGTGCCAATTGTGAAGACATGGTTGTGATAGGTACTGACATGAATGGATCTCCGGATATAGTGAAAGTATCAGTGTTGTCTTGCAACACACCGTTGATATAAATTGAATTAGACATGCTCTATTATAGCAAAAACCTCGTACTGTGTCAATACGAGGTTTGCCGTTTATAACGAGATATCTTCCATTCCACTTGTCCGTAATCGGACTATGTGACCCATTTGCCATTGTTTGGCATCGAGTCCTTTCATGATACCTAACCATTTGTTTCGCATCAATGCGACTTCGTTGATTAGGGTTTCATAGTCAATTACTTCCTGCTCACCGTCAACATACTTTTCAGCGTCACGTGATGTGAGTGCCCGATTGTATGCTTCGAGATATTTCTGGAAGTGTTTCCTACGAATCTTACGTAGTTGAATGTTAAGATGATTCAATACAGCCTCAATTTCTTGAAGCTGGTAGAAACGATGTTCGGTGAGACCGGGCAATGCAGCGATGTTCTTTTCTAAGTTGCCATAGACTTTCACATCTTTTTTCGCATCTACCAGTTCATTCTCAAAATAGAAAATGAAGTCTGGTAGTTTCGAAATATCTGCACTAACCTTTGTTAGCCAATTACCTGACATTTAGTTCCAATCATCATCTTGGTCATCATCATCGTGTTCTTCGTATTCTTCTTCTTGGAAGTGTTGTTCTGCATAGCCCTTTAAGGCTTTAGTAACATCCTTGTCTTTGAATTCACTTTTGATATCATCAACTTCATAGTTGTTGTCCATCAAATAATTAACCAATGAATCGGCTGCTTCACTGCGGTCGTTGAAATCAACGTGCTCACGTAATACTTCCCAAACTTCTGATACGATGCTTAAACTCATTCTGTAGGTTCTCCTTCATCTTCTGCGGTTTCTACAGTACTACTTATCTCTGCCTTAGCATTTCTCAACGGATAATCAGCCATCAACTTGTCCAAGCATTCATCGGTGTTTGCTTCCCATGCTTTACGGAATTTCTTGATGATTTCACCATCCATAGTGACGTAGACTAAACTGTTGCCTTCTTTTTTCAGCAACTCTGCTTTTTCAGCCATGTCAACTAAGCCAGAGTATGGGCTCATACCTGTCTTGTAAGGAATCTTCACTTGTACACCCTCGAAAGGTTTTGCATAACGAGTTTTCATAATCTTACAACCAGCACGAATACCATTTACTTCTGATACTTTGTTGCCGTCTTCATCTTCTTTCAACTTCATCTTCTTCATCGCAACAACGATAGATGAAGCATACACGAAACCTTGACCGCCTGAGATTTTGTCATCTGGGTCAAACATATCTTGTGATGCGTATGTGTGATTAGTTGCAACCAAGCCGATACCTAGTGAACCAAACATGTTAACACAGTTACGAACAAGTGCTGTTAGTGCTTTAGGCTTACGACCCATGTCACCTTTCATGTCACCTGCTTCAAACTGATTAACGTCAGTTGGTGTCAACAACATACCTAACGAATCGACAACGAACAATACTTTTGGTCGGTCTGCTTCTGCTAGTTGTTTGTAGTCTTTGACGAACATAGAAATAGTTTTACCTACTTCGTCAATCATCGCCATGTTTAATTTTAGTAGCTTCGATTCATCTGTATCAACACCGAGGTTATGAAGCCAATCTTCGTCCAAAGCATTCTCGGAGTCGATAAGGATAACGAATATCCCTTGTTCTTGTGCATGTTTAACAAGGTTACCTGAACAAATGTAACTCTTGCCCGCACCACTTTCTCCAGCGAACACAGTAACTTTACCAAGAGGTACACCTTTATTAAAGTCACCGCTGATAAGATAGTTAAGTGCATAATTGCCTGTGCTGATCCAATCTGTAGGGTCATTGAATCCAACGCTTAATCCTTCAATACTTTTTGTAATGTCCTTGCGGAACTTGCTTACGTCAAATGGTTTTGCCAATTTTCTCTCCAATCATTCCCGTATAGTAATACGGTTTATTTTCTTTATCAAGTAAGTCAGGACATGTGTCAGCCATCTTATCAAGTTCATACTCTGATGGATAGTGACGCAATGCACCTCTTGCTCGTTCTCTTACTATGCTCGGTACTCGTGGTGTCTTACCAGGATCACATAGTTCTTCTAATAGTTTTTTACCTTGCTTTAGGGCTCGGTATCGTTCGTCAGGTAATGTCATTTTAATTTCCTTATTGGGGAGGTTTCCCTCCCCTAGTCAATTAAGCAGACTTGTTTTGACGAGCACGAATCATCGCTAGGATGTCGTTAGCTTTATCACTACCTGATGGAATAACAACTGGAGCTGCTGCTGCTTCGGCTGCGTCTTCTTCCCACGGTGCTACTGCTGGAGCTGATTCAGCTACGGGTGCTGTTGCGGGTGCGCTAGTAGCAACGGTACTAGACGCTTGTGGTTGAGCCGCTGTTGAACCTGCTGGTGCTTCGAGACCATATGGGCGGTAGTAACTACCCCAACGCTCCAAATCGTATGGTTGACCATCGACTGATGCTTCAAACATTTCCTTCATAATACGAAGGTCTGCTTCTGTTGGACGCTTTGGTAAGAACTCTTTCAAGTCAAACAAACCGTGTGCTTCGATAGCTGCCAATTCTGCTTCTGTTAGAGTTGTCTCACGACGGGCCCAGTTAGAAGTAGAGTAGTCAGCATAACCACCTTTACTTGTTTTCTTGATGTTGAAGTCAAGACCACGTGTAAAGTGTGTTGGGTTTTCAAGGATCTCTGGATCCATCAGACCTGCTTTAACGATTGGGATGATTTGTGGACTGATGATGAATCGGCGAATCGGGTTCGCAGGAGTCTTGTCATCACCTAGTGGGTTTTGACGAACAAAACCTTGGAAAATGTAAGAACGCTTCTTCCAATACTTGTTAGCTGTTTCCTTCAACGATTCGTCTTTGTACCAAGGACGAACTTCTGCCAAGATTGGGCAACTGTTTGGTTCATACATATCATTACAAGGGACTTGAACGATAACTTGCTTGTGAGCAGAATCACCTTTAACTCCGTTGAATGGTAACTTGATAATCTGTTTCTCTACCCAAAAGAATGTGTTGTTTGGATCCGCATCTGGTAAGAAACGAACGGTAGCAGTAGTGCCTTCATCCATATTCCAATGTGCGTAAACTGAGTTATCTGATTGGGTGTTTGATTTACCCTGTGACTTGTTTTCTTGCGCTGCTAGACGAGCGCGGATTTCTGCTAATGATGCCATAATAAATTTTCCTTATATAAATTGAGATGGTCTCTTTTTTAAATTCGATGCTTCCCTATGAAACATCTAACACAAGTGATAGTATAGCAGACTATCAGCTAATGTCAATAGTATTTATGCCTTGTTAGGGCAAATATACTTTTTATTGTGCCGTTTTAATCAATTGCATTAGGCGTGCAATTTCGGCTTTGATTTTTTCTTCATCATCTTCAACTTGGTCAACTTCCTTGTCGATAGTGTTGATTTGATTAGTTTGTTGTTGGTCAACCTTTTTAGCTTGTTCTAACTCGTTAGCCATATAAACAGCTAGTGCTTGCTCTGGGCTCAAGTCTGGATGGGCACGACTTGCTTTGTATTGAATATCATGCTCAATGGGAAGAGGTCTTTCTTCGACAACTGACTGTGCCCAAGATTCGAAAAGTTTAATTTCCTTCATTATAGACCTGACAACAAACGCATACGAGCTAAATCTGTATCAGTGCTTTCACATGCCCCGACTAAATCACCCTTCTTAGCAGGACCACCGTCTGGGCCCAATTGCCCTGCTGCTTTTTGGTCAGCATCTAGTCCTTCAGAAGTTTCTTCGCGGTTAAGTTTCTTTGCTAACTTAGCCATGTCAACTTTGCCCATCTTTTGTTCGATACGCTTAACAGCTTCACCTGCATTCTTTACAGAATGTTGATATTCATCACCGTAGTCTGCTTCTTCTGGGTCTTGGTAATCCTCGATATCACCACTAGACTCTGTAGTTTCATCTGCCCAATTCTGCAATGCAATAACTTCTGCCATTGGCTTTGATTCGCCTAAATTCTTACTTAGTTTACCTAAGATTGGCATTACTGATTCGATACGAGGATCAAGTGAACTAGACATAAACATTTCTGATAAGTCAGTCTGTTCTTCGTCTTCCATTAAAGGTGGTGTCCATGATTCGAAATAGTTATTGTAACCTTTCTTACCACGCATCTTACCTAACGACTCACGCAACTTAGCGTAGTGATTGATACCTTCAGCAACTAATCTTTCTGTAGATTCGTTAAATTGTTTGCCACGAGTAGCACGAACGAATCCTGCCATCTTGTTGTATTCTTCGCACAAGTCATTGATGTGATTCCAACGGTCGTCACGAGGTTGACCGCCTTCAGCAATGTGTCTTGCATAGATTTGTGCAATGCCAGGACGGTTCGTTGGTGCTAAAATTCTCTCACCCAATGAAGTCTCGATAAAGATTCGGTCAACGTTACGGAAGCGTTGTTCACCTTCTTCCATAGTTTTGTTGTGCTTGATGATAATCTTTGTCTCAGGGATTACATCGTTATAACTTTGTTTCTTGCCCATAGAGTGATAGCTCTCTGCAAGACCTTCTTTTTTATTGTGTGCTCTCACGGCCATATCACTTTCTAACTCATCCACGTCTTTACGCTCAAATCCTAATTGATAATTGATAGCAAACTTACGCATGTGCTTCATCAATTGATCCCAAGACTGTGAATCTGCTGTTCCTGCTTTAGGACTTTGTGCAATCTTGTCATTGTAATAAACAATAAGTCTATGTGACCCGTCAACAGTTACAGTGGCTTTTCCGAAGTCTTCTCCGTCTTTGCTGAATGTAAATTGCATTAATTCAGCTTCCTCAGGTACTGCAACTTTCTTACCTGAACTGTCGTACATGTCAGGTTTGTAGCCTCTACTGTCTAGTAAGCCGTATAATTTGTCGTTTAGTTGTGATTTAGCCATGGTTTTGTGTCTCGATAGTGTATTTATCTTAAAGTATAGCGTAGAACGGAAGAGGTAATATCATCTCATTGTGGTCCCTAATCTGTTCTTCTAGGTTCCCGTGATAATCGCTCAATTCTTGAAACATTCTAGTTGATAGTAATGTCGCAGACACCAAATCGTCAGTCTCACCTACTTTTGCAGCAAAACTTCCGGCAGATGCGACATAACTTTTCAACTCGGTAATTAAACTACTACTGTGAATTCTCATCTTTTTAGATTCCAATAGCGACTTAAACTTAGCACAAGCGGCTAGTTTTGTTTTATTATTGGTGTTGAAACCTTTGCGCTTCTTTCCGGGCTCTGATAAGAAAGAACCAGGAATGTTTGATTCTCCGTATTCAGCTAAAGACACAATCGCTGCTTCACCTAACGTATTATTTTCTAAGCTATAGTATAAATTATTAGGCTCATTCGTAACTTCGTTAATGTGTTTACAGATTTGTGCAAGAAGTTTGATTTGAGTAGGAATGTCAGTTTTATTATGCTTCCACTCTCCTATTTGTGTCGTAGTGTTTGCTTCAAAAATTTGAATAGCTGCTGGGTCGCCACCGGTTCCTAGACTAGGATCTAAAGCTACAGTGTAGACCATTCCCTTTTCTGGTTTTTTATACCAACGTACTTGTCCCATACGTTCGATTGGCTCAGTGCCGGCTAAATCAATAAGTGTGTTTGGATTAATTAGTGTCTCGTCAGCAATAATGAACTCACAACCGATTTCTCGGCGGAATCTATCTTCACCAAGTTGTGCTTTAATCTTTGCAGCCCATTCTTCGTCACGTTCTGGATGTTCTTGCCAGTAAGCACGATATGCTTTAAACCCGTTAACACCTACTTCAGTTGGGTTACCGTATTCATCTTCACACTTATTAGCACCCTTCCAAATCAACGCAAACGTATCTTCGTCCGAGTTAGGAGTACTCGTGATAATCGCTTTACCACCAGTCGCTAGAGTAGGCGTAATAGCAGTCCAGAACTCTGTCGCAATTGAAGGACGAACGAACGCAAATTCGTCAAGGTATAGAAGTGTGATAGACATACCACGACCAGTGTTTTCAGTAGTTGTAGCTGAAACAATACGTGAGCCGTTCTCAAAGTCTAATGAGCCTTTGTTGTATGTTGTTACACCTGCTTTGATATGGTCGGGGCAGTTCTCGTATGCGTAGCGCACACGCTGCATAATTTCTTGAGCACCTGTGTACTTGTGTGCTGCAATTAGAATAGTTGAATCCGGTACGAACATAGCATACCATAGAAGATAACCCGCAGCACTCGTTGACTTACCTGTTTGACGAGGCATTAGTGAGATAGAGTAACGATTGTTGTGATAATTTTCAATCAACCGCTTTTGATAATCATAGGGGTGATAGTTCATCGATCCTTTTGTAGGATGTTGAATCATAAAGAAGTTATCCATGAAGTACATTGGACCCGTGTTTGGATCACAACACTTGATAAAGTCGTTTAGTTCTTGTTCATTTGCAAACTTCGTTTTCTCATACGGGGTTTTAACTAAGGTAGGTGTATTTGCCATATTGTATTTACTTGCAAATGTTTTGGTTGATTACTTTGTCCAGGGATGTCCTGGAGTAGGAGATGTAGTGCCGGGGCTCGTATATGTGTTCAACTCACGTTGACCATTGCCGGTTCCTTGACGCTTTGCTTGTGCAAGTGCTAACTTGTCATCTCTACGTTTTAATTTAGTAGCAGTAGAGTCTGACCCGTCACCTGATACTTCTGTTGATATGCCGTTTGCTGCCATGTTGTTATCCTATCTCTTATTTATCGTAAGGAGTCTCACCAGTGAGTATAGGCTTACTGAACCACAATCTAAACCATTCGTCAGTACCAGGTCTGATGTTTCTCTCACGTTGAATTTGTCCTAGATTTGTAGCATACTCACTAGTATTCTCACCGTAACTAGGTTTAGGATCGATTCCTGCTAATTTCTTTAAGTCGGTTAAGCTATCAACATTTTGTGCAGGTATGGAAACGGACTTGAGTGCATCAAATCCGTTCATTAGTTGTGCTTGTTTGAATGGGTCGAACGTCATCAACTATTTATTTAATATCTAGAGGCCTTTGCTTAGTTACTAGAATTGCAAAATACTTCTCTTTAATAGATTTTGGTTCGCCTTCTGGTTGAGTAACAGTTACATCAAAATCTAAGTTGTTGAACTTCTCGACATTGAATCCTGTACGCTCCAATAATGCTATCCATTGAACCATTCCCAAAACACTGTAGTTGCTACTAACAAACTCATGTCTGCGGTCACATTCTGGGGCAGGAACTTCGATGTACATTTTACCAAATTGACGCAAGATACGATTGTACTCAGTCAAACTAATGATAGGATAAGGACTTTGATTTAGTGTATGACGCAAAAAGATAAAATCGACACTTTCATCATGGAATCCATCTGTTTGAGGTAAGAAGCTAGGATCATGGATCTTAACAGTATGACCTCGTTCGGTACATAACTTAGCATCATTTTCGCTTAGTGTTGTTCCGATGACATTAGTAAAGCCTCGCTCTTTCATTTCATCTAAGAAATAACCAGCGCCGCAGCCAATGTCAACAATGAATGCATCTTTGCGTAACTCTAACGGGTCAATGTATGTGGGTACTACTTGCTTTGTTAGAGATTGGTGAAGTTGAGACTCGCCTTCGTCTACTAAGTGACTAGTGTATAGCCACTCGTTATAAAATTTGAGTTTAAGTAAGTCTAGGGTGTTGTTAATATCAATCATACTTCTATTTACATATAGAAGTATAGGTTGAATTATTTTATTTGAAGCCTTTGAAGCCAGTAACTGGGCTTACTTTGTGAGTATCGTCTAGTTCTTTACTAGTCATATCACCGTGGTTCATGTCAGTGTATTCTGCACCAACTGCTTTGTATGCTTGTTTAAGCATGTCTTGTTCTTCTTTGGTGTATGGGTGAGTAGATTTTTGTTTACCAATCCAGCTTTTTGCCTTCATGTCAAGCGGGTCTTTGCCGTTTGCCCCGGCTACTGCCATACCTAAACGATATGAAGTGTAATCACCACTTACGTGTTCGCTATCACCGTACGTATTCAATCCCTTAGTAGACTGTTGCTGTCTCTTAGAAATCTTCTTCTCGCTTGACTCTGAAATGAATTCGGTTGCTCTCATATTATGTATTTATCGTGTAATTAACGATGTGGTGCATTTCAGTGTTAATCATAGGACTAACCATAATTCTTACGTTACCATACGCAACATCGGCATTGTAACGAGTTAACGGTCCACCTGAAAAAATTGTACCGTGTGCAGTGTATCGCAAACTAACGTTACTCGTTGCTTTTAAAACGTCTAACGTTACTACTTGACTAGTAGTATCATTGGGGTCGCGGGTAGTAATCTGAAACGAAGCAGTATCGATTGTTTGAACCGGTGCTTGGTAAACAATCTGATTTTCTTCATCTGTAAATGTATCTACTTCAACTACTCCGGATATTTTGTTACCTACTGTCAGACTACCTTGAATCTCTGCATTACCGGATACCGAAATATTGTTAGAACTAATACTTGCTGGTTCAATGTTAGGTATACCAGGATAAGTGAATGAAACAGTATTTCCTGATTCACTTAATGTAACGTTACCAATGACTGCTCCCGAGTTGCTTAGATATAATTGAGAAAATCTATTGCTTCTCGCACCTAAGTCAACTGATGAGTCTGCTAAAGGAACTAAGTTTAAACCAATGTCTAAGTTTCCAGCTGCCTCATTGTATACTAAGTTGGCTTCTCCACCCGAGACCCCGTTCCTAATAAACTGCACAGCACCTTCAGGGCCGTTTGGTGCTAAATTAGCTAGGTAGTCAAAGTTATCATTAATCTTTGCAAAGGCAACTCTAAGCGGGTCACCTGTGCCATCGTTGGGCACATCGCCGAGGTCTACTGGAAATACGTCTAAGTTACTCATTCTTTTGGTCCGTTATACTATATTTATCTTTGATTTCAATATTGTTTTGTGTATAAATATACACATATTTAAGGAGCATTTATGCGTAAATTTCTATTAGGAATGTTGTTAGTTGTATCAGCATCCGCTCAAGCATGGGACCAAAGAGCCCCGCTACCCGTTCAACAATGTCAAGTCCATAGCCCCTATGGATTTGCAAATACTCAGCGCACAGCATCAGCTATTTGCCGTGAAGGTTATCTAGTTGCATATGACGCACCAGTTAAAATTCCGGCTTATGTAGCGTATACATTGAAGCCTGAAAACGCATTAGGTTGCTTCCCAAGAACAAACGCCTTCGTAGCTGACCAATCATTAGGTGGTACAGGTGCAAGACCTGACGATTATGTTGGTACAGGATACGACAAGGGACACGCGGCGCCGGATGGTGACCTATCTTACACCCAGCAAGTGGAATACGAGAGTTTTTTAATGACAAACATGTATCCACAGCATGGAAGTCTAAACCGTGGAATCTGGAAGTTACTGGAAACTTCAGTACGTGGCTGGGCAGTTCAACACAACCAAAGTTTTACGATTTACGTTGGAGCTATGTATGGCGCTGGTGACGAGTTCATCGGTAAGAACAAAGACATTATCGTACCTCATGGATACTATAAGATTGTAATCAATAATCAAACAGGTGCTGTTGCTGGTTGGAGATTCCCTCACACTAAGCCATACGTTAACTTAGGCAATGACTTGACTAAGTTCCGTGTGCCAGTTGCTGACATTATGAAAGAAGCTGGAGTTCAGTATGCTTTCCCGGCGAACGCTAAAGAAGTTCAGCCAGGACAAGAATGGACTGTGAACTTCGGTGATTTGACAAAGGCAAAACGAGCTAAGTGTGGTTCGGCTGCATCAGCAGACTAATTTTCATTAGCCACAAAAAAAGCCCCTTAATCGGGGCTTTTTTTATTTCCAGAAAAAGAAAATAACTTTAAGTTTATCAATGTACTTTTGTAAGTGCTTTGATTGAAAGTCTTTTGCGAACTGTGGTTGAGGGAAATTCCAACCAATGAACGCGCCAATTGCTAACCAGAATAGTGTGTCTAACATAATGTTCTCCTCACTACTATTTAGTAGCGTTTTCAAATATACGCTTCTGTGTGTTGTACCAATCAATCCATGTGTCGTGCTTCACTGAGCATTCATAGTAAGTACCATAATTATCAGCAACAGTTTCTGCTATGTTGCTTAATACTGTAGATTCATTTAGCTTCTTCAAGTCAGGACAACTTTGCATTGCACTCTCACTTGGTGCATTAGGGAACTTCGCAGTAACTGGTACCGCAGTAGTACATCCGGTGCAACATGCAAGTACAATGACTGCAAGACCAACTAATATAGTAAGTCTGAATAACGTTGATTCATTTTCGTTTTTCATTTTGCTTTCTCCGCTGCATCATTAACTGCTTTGACAAACTCTTTCGGAATCACACAAGTATTATCATACTTTGTAACTTCACGGGTGATGTACTGCTTGACAACGATTGTCTTTTCTTTTTGCTTCTCAACCTTCTTGGCTGAGACTTTTGCTAACTGTGTATTAGCTTTCGCACTTTGTTCTTCTGCTTTAGCTAACTTGGCTTCAACTTCTTTAACTCGCTCTTGCCAGACTTTGTTATCAATGAGTGCGCCCTCTAGAAAGATAGCAAGTACTAAGCCAATGATACCGCTAAGTTTTAATAACATGGCGTATTGTTTGATAAATTTAGCTTTACTAAAAGCAAAGCCAAGAATAGTAGCAACTAAACTAAGATAGAATAGTGCATGAAAGACCCAGTCGGGTGTGATTGAAAGTATCCACATAAGTTACCTATTAAAATATTCAGAGTCTTTCAACCAATCGTAATAGCGTTGAAAGCCTTCTTCAACATCAACTTTAGGATCGAACCCAAAGTCTTGTCGTGCTGCATCTATATTTAATGCGCCTCTACTAGGGAAGTCTAAATCCCTGTCACCTACTATAATCTCACCCTTACCAACTACCTTCACTGCTAGTTTAGCAGCATCAAGTAAGGTATGAGAGTGCGACTTGGTGATGTTGTATGTTCTATTGTCGGTGTTGTCTGAAAGTGCTGCGGCAACGATTCCGTCTGCGGCGT